GACCATCAACGACGGTGCGGTGTATGTAAAGACGAGCGCATGGTTTACCGGTTCAACGACAGACATTCTCGGAACAACTGCGATCGTCACGTCAAACACGACCTTTACATCCAGCACGATGTTTGCTAACGTCGACTTGATCACGCTTGGCGCAAACGCATCCGATAGTCTTGTAGTCAACTCAATCGCCGACTTCAACTCAAACACAAACGTTGATGGTATCCTTACCGTTACGGCCAACGCTGCATTCACGGGTACAAACACAACCTTTACCGCTATCGAAGCTACTGGTGAAATCAGACTCAAGGGTGCAGCAGCAAGAGTATTGAAGACTCAGAGCACTAGTGCAACTCTATACGACCTTCAAGTCGTACTTGCAAACACCGCAGGTTCGGTAACACCTCTTGTCGTTAACTCAACCGGTATTCTTCCAGGTGTTACTACGACGTTCGACATCGGTGGAACTTCATCACGTTGGAACAAAGGTTGGGTCAAAGATCTTGACGTTGCGAACAGCGCAGTCATTACGAACCAACTATCAGTTTCCGGTAACGTTTCCTTCACGGGTGCTAACACGACCGTGACTGACCTTGAAGCTACCGGCGAGATCAGACTCAAGGGTTCTTCTGCTGAGACCATTAGAATTCAAAGTACTACCTCATCTCAACAGTCGCTTAACGTTGTGTTGACGAGTAACGCTGCCGTAAGTATTACACCTCTTACGGTGAATTCGACTGGCATTATTCCAGGAGCCTCCGTAACGTTTGATCTTGGCGGAACATCCGCCCGTTGGAATAAACTTTGGGTAAAAGACATTGACGTTTCCTCCACAAGCGGTGTCGGTGTAAACCTGAGCGCTAACGTCGTTATTGGCAGAGACTTAAGCGTTTCTGGAAACCTAGTTGTCTCTGGAACGACCACGCTTTCAAGCAACGTTGTACTTCAGGTCGCAGAATCAACATTTGCAAATAGCACCGTAACAAATCTATTCACTTTGGGTGCAGCGGCAAGGTTGAACTCTGATATTCTTCCGCAAACGACAACGACATACAACTTGGGTTCTACGACCCTGAGATATAGTAATGTATGGGCTTCAACGTTTACCGGCGCGCTTACAGGTAACGCGACTACTGCAACGACCCTTGAAACCGCAAGAACTATTAATGGCGTATCTTTCAATGGCTCGGCAAATATTACTGTAACAGCTAATACCACAAACACTCTTACACGCGGAACGTACCTAACCGGTTCAAACTTCAACGGCTCTGCTGCTACTACGTGGGCAGTCGATGCGACAGATACTAATACGGCTTCAAAGGTTGTTGTTCGCGATACAAACGGAAGTTTCTCGGCCAACGCGATCACGGCAACAACTATTACTGCGAACCTAACTGGTGCGGTAACCGGTAACGCAAGTACTGCGACGACACTTCAGACTGCAAGAACTATCAATGGTGTTTCTTTCAACGGTTCTGCGAACATCACGGTCACAGCAAACACAAACGCTACCCTCACGAGAGGAACATATTTAACTGGTTCTGACTTCGATGGCAGTACCGCAAGAACTTGGTCAGTAGATGCTGATCCTGCGGCTACGGCTTCCAAGGTTGTTGCAAGAGATTCATCTTCTAACTTCGCTGCGAATACCATCACGGCTGCTCTATCTGGTAATGCAACCACTGCGACTACGCTCCAGACAGCAAGAACAATTAATGGTGTTTCTTTTAACGGTTCTGGTAACATCACCGTTACGGCAAATACTAACTCTACACTTACACGCGGAACGTATCTAACGGGTTCGAATTTTGACGGCTCTACTGCTACAACTTGGGCCGTTGATGCAACGACTACCGCAACCGCTTCGAAGATCGTGGCTAGAGATAGTCTTGGAAACTTTGCGGCTAATACTATCACGGCTGATTTGTCGGGTAATGCCTCAACAGCAACAACATTGGAAACTGCAAGAACTATTAATGGCGTCTCATTCAACGGTTCAGGTAACATTACAATTGCTGCTAGTACCACAAACACTCTTACAAGAGGAGGGTATCTTACTGGTACTAACTTTAACGGATCCGCCGCCACAACATGGGCGGTCGACGCCGATAGTGCTGCTACCGCTTCAAAGGTAGTTGCCCGTGACGCGTCTGCGAACTTTGCGGCAAACACCATCACGGCTACACTATTCTCAGGCTCTGGTGTATCGCTTACCTCTCTTAACGGCTCAAACATTTCTTCTGGTACCGTGGCTGACGCAAGAATTGCTACAACCCTAGTACGGACGTCTACCGCATTAACCGCTGGTGAAGGCATATCCGGCGGTGGCGACTTAAGCGCAAGTCGTCAGTTTGATGTTGATGCTACGGTTGTTCGTACCGCTAACACTCAGACGATTACCGGTGTAACCACGATGTCTAACCTTAGACTCAGCGGTGCCATGTTACCTACAGTAAACAATACCACTAACCTCGGTGCTGCAGGGAACGTATATCTTGCTGCTTACGCTACAACCTTCTACGGTACTGCAACATCTGCACAGTACGCCGACCTTGCAGAAAAATATCTTGCAGATGATGTGTACGACGTTGGCACTGTTATCGCAGTAGGCGGTGTGGCAGAAGTTACTGCGGCAAGTATCGACAACGCATCAGCGGTTCTTGGGGTAGTATCGGATAAACCTGCTTATCTCATGAACAGTGAACTTGTTAGCGGTACCGCTATCGCACTGAAGGGACGTGTTCCAGTTAAGGTTACGGGCGAAGTGAAAAAGGGTGACAGACTTGCTCCTTCAACAACACCTGGTTATGCATGGGTAGACAACACAAGGGGTGCGTGGTCCTTTGCAATTGCGCTTGAAAATGGAAACAACATGGTAGAGGCTGTTATCCTCTAAGGAACATTATGAACGTTGTTTATGTGAACTACACTGTAAGAGACAGCGTATTTGATTATGCATGGCTCTCATTTAAAACCTACGTCGAAGATCACTATAAAGGCACGGCGAATTGGCATTGGCATTATCCAATCAGCGATTCCCGTGCCGATAGTCCAGAAGAACTAGCACAGAGAATATTACGACTTGACCCAAAGGTTGTGATGTTCTCTGTTTATGTTTGGAACGTCGGACTATCAAGAGAAGTTGCTCGAATCATCAAATCGCTTAGTCCCGAAATACACCTCGTATTTGGTGGCCCATACTGTGAGTACAAAGAAGATCCTGAGTACTTCACAAAATACCCATACATAGACTTCACTTGCCAGACGGACGGATACGGAGAACCTTTCATCAACGAGTTCCTCTATCAGGTAGAGACGGATCAAGACTGGAACAAGGTACCATACATGGTTCGAAAGGAAGGATACAGTCCTGTAACTTTCAACAAGCGTCAGTTTGAATGGCCGAAGAGAATCTTTGAGCGCAACTCTGACTACCTTCAAAAGGTAAAGGACGAACGCACCGGTTCCATCACCCTCATGACGATCTATGAGACGCAGCGCGGATGCCCATACGGATGCACGTTCTGTGAATGGAGTGGCGGTATCAACTCAAAGGTTGCGTTTAAGCCAAGCGAAGATGTGATCGAAGACTTCACATGGCTCGCTAAAAACGGTTTCCTTGAGGACCTGCACATGGTAGAAGCAAACCTTGGCCAACTCGACAGGGACGTGATGCTCGTCGAGGAGTTGTGTAAGATCAAGGCAGAGTATGGAGTACCGAGAGACGTTATCCTTGCAGGACTCAGCAAGTCAAAGAAGTCAAACGTATATAAGATCGACAGACTTCTGGCTGCATCAGGACTTTCTAACGGATTCAAAATCTCGATGCAGGACATGGATCCACAGGTACTCAAGAACATCGAACGCGTGGACGAACCTTGGGAAAAGCAGTTCAAGGCATACAACGAACTACGTGACGAGTTCGGAATCAAGCTAAGAGCCGAGATGATTCGTGGACTTCCTGGCACCACGCTCAATAGTTTCTATGAGCAGGCCGGAGAGATGGCAAAGCACGGAGTTTTCTGGGATAAATACACGTGGCATCTTCTGCCTACGTCTCCTGCATCAAACCCTGAATACATGCAGAAGTTTAGCATCGAGGCGATAGACCTGATGACCGACTCAATGAAGGGTTCTGCATTCAACGCAAAGATGATCGACGAAGACAAGTTCACGGAGATCGGCGGACTCATCAACGATCAGAGATTCATTCAGCCGTCAAAGATAGTCGTATCCACCATGTCGTATACAAAAGAAGACTACGCCGAGATGGTCGTTTCGGACGGGATCATATTTGCCATGGAGACCGAGGGCTATCTGTCCAGGATAACAAAGTATCTCGACTCGAACGGGGTGCCACATTCGGTATTTTACAAAAGGTTCTATGATACCTTCATAGACCAGAAGTATCTTCAGCCTATCCAATTTACTGTGCTTAAAGCAATTATACAGCAGGCGTTGGACAAAGTACATCAAAAAAGCGCGGCTCCCTTCGAATACTACAAACTCGAAGGGTTGCCATGGAACATCTACGCAAAGATCCCAACACTTATCAACATCATGATCAACGTCAACCGGGTTGAGTTCTACACCTCGATTCTTAGGTGGATCGTCGATGAGTTTGGAAGCGATCCTAAGTTGGATGACCTGATCGGTTGGTCCATGAATTCCGTGAAGTGGATAGACTACGACCCAACGAAACCGACCTCGTTCGTAACACAGTTTGACTGGACTGCGAATGAGTTGGTTGAAGGAACCTATATCAACACACCTTCAGACACACTCTACTCGAATGAAAACATGGACATCGATTGGCACCTATTGACGATGGAAAATCGAGTGAAGCAGTATTTTATTCGGCTATGCGCATTGCATGGTAGTAACAAGATGTTTGAGCATTTGAGGGTTACCCATGCTGAATAAGATTGTATTAGCGATGAATATAGAGGTCAACGAGGTCTATGATATTAGAAAGCGAACCAACGGCAGATTAAGTAACGCTTTTGTCGAGTATTGCATCGAAGACTCGTATGTCCGAGAGCGTGCACTCAAGAATCTTGTCGCAAATAAAGTCGATCGTAAGGTTGTTGAAGCGTTCAAGGTTTTAGACCTACAAACAGTATTTTCTTCCGTTCCAGATGACGAGTTAGTTGACTTTTTTGAGAAGATGTGTTATAAGATAAACGATATGATCTATATTAAGTTTGAGGCTGACACGTTTAAGGGATTCGATCTTCACGGAAAGATTGTATTGCCAGTAGTCTATTCTGGTAATCGTCCGGTTACCAAACATAAGTACATTGGATGGGTGACTCCTCATAACATCGAACACCTGTTAGAGCATGAGAAGATCACGGAAGACGTTGCAACCAAGGTGCAACTAAAATACGCAGAGATGCTACGTAAACATAAAGACGAATTCGACGTATTTTTTGACGGCTCTCCTATAGAGGAAGTTTTGGAGTATATCAACAATGATTAATTGGGCATTCACTTGGTCTTCACGTAGAGCACCTGCGTGGGAAAACTGCAACGACGCAATGAACCTTGCCGTTGGACCTGAGTGGGTCTTTGGTGACTACTACCTACCGGTAAACACTCGGTATTCCGGCTCTCCTCTGAAGGAGTTTAAGGACGATGAGCGCATAAAACTTCTTAACGCACCGGCAGTAGATCAGTTCGAGGCGGAAACGTTCAAGTACGTCATAGAAGAGAATAGGTCTGGATACAACCTAGAGGTAGCCGATCGTGTAGGACATTTGATCCTTAAGGAACACGCGACTCCAGACATTTTACTCACCGAACAAAATAGTCGTGTCATAGACCTGGACGAGGTTTACAAATACCTTCAGGAATATGATTGGGTCGCACTCGGAATCAAATTCAACAACATCGAGATCAGCGACAAGACGATCATGGCGAAGTCGTTCTTCTATGCCCGCGATAAGGATCTGAAGTTGGTAAACCTGTCAGGTCAGAATCAACCTTACAACGACGTCTCATCGATCCCTGCTATAACGTATTGTGTGTTTAAGAAGACGAAGAACGTGGGTCTGGTCAACTGCATTGTAAACCCACACCTTGTTTCCGTTCCGCATATGGATTCTAGGGTGTATGGAGATAAGCATCACGTGTTCGCACTCGACGCGTTTGACTCGACGATCGAGGACTACTTTCTTAAACCTACCATCGTTGGAAGCGACACTAACATCATCAACAACAACGTGATATTCACGAACGTGCAGTTCCAAATGTTGGAATATGAGGCGTCATTTTACCACATCCGTAATAAGTCGTACATACCCTTTCCGAGAACGATTAAAACAAATTTAGGTGTAACTACGATCGGAAACGTGATAAGTATAAACCCAACTCGCCATTACGGGTACATATCCATAGAATACGACGTTGACTCTATGATAAATAGCTATGGAGTTGCCTCTCAGGTAGGCAAACACAAAATTGAATACACCGTAATTAGAGGATAACTATCATGGTTGCCGACGTAACAAGCACCTTTACAGCGAATAATACGGTCACCCCGACGAAGGCAGTAGGTTCAACCATCGATGCCGCTTCCTTTAGAACGATGGTGAACACGCTCGACGCGCTGATTCAACACAGTCATACGTTCACCGATGACTACACCTCAAACTGCCAGTGCAACTGTCAGCGAGGCAGCATCTAAGTGACCGACAATTATGTGAACGTGAAAAGAGTTCTAAGCGAAGCTCAAAAGAAACGCTTAGAAAACCATACACCGTCTGTTGTCGAACAGGATGGTAAATTAGTCACAACCTTTGAGACGATAAACATCTCAGGTAAGGGACAAAAGACAAACAAACTCATCACGGTCCTTCCCGCAGCGCAGGAACAGGCTGTACCGTTTGCGGATGCAGAGTTTTTGTATCGTGACCTGATACAGGTTAACGCGATGTTAACGAACGCGTGTAACCTCAGTTGCTCCTACTGCTACGAACAACACAACAAAGACTTCGGTAGATTTACAAAAGAATCCCTTAAGCAAGTCTATGATTGGATGAACTCCCGTAACAACGGTAAGAAGAAGGTGTTCCAATTTTTTGGAGGTGAACCTCTCATCCACAAGCCTTTGATCAAAGAGTTTATCGAGACTTATGACGAAGAGTTGTCGGGCAACTACAAAGATTATCGTGGCACCTACATTTCGATGTGTACAAATGGACTTCTATTAAATGACGAGTTCATCGAGTTCTATTTCGGTAAGCCATACACGCACATGATGTTGAGTCTCGATACGCTGAATTCAGCAATCGATCACAGAGAGATCACGCCGGCTCAGTTAAACAAGGTTCTCAAGAGTATAGACAAGATCGTGGAAGTTCTTGGAGATGACGCGAATCGACTCGTGATTCGTGCCACCCTGTCACAAGAGACCTCGCGTGACATGAAGAACTTCATCGAGACGCTGTATGAGCATGGTGTTAGAAACATGGTTGTTCATCCACTTGTACTCGACTCAAAGCATGGTTACATCTCATGGAAAGATGAGAACTGGCAGAACATGAGAAGTTCTATCTTCGGTGCCCTTGAGAAGTATGATGACCTTTACATCAGATTCTCTGAAGGCGTTGGCCTGAAGGAAGATAGTAACTGTATGGTCGGTTCACACATGGTTGCCATCGACGCATCCGGTGACTTCTCGGGTTGCTACTTCTTCACCAACCAGAAGTCTAACGGTGCAGACATTGCCGTTCTCGGAAACGTATTCCAGGACCGAGTATACATAGATCGGTACAAGAAGTTCCAAAGCGCCTATCAGGAGATGTTCGATACCGAGGAGCAGTGCAGAACCTGTGACTATCAGGATGCCTGTTATCAGTGTCCTGCCGGTAACATGGATACCGGATCGAGAATCTTCCGGCCTGACGATATGTGTCAAAAGATCGTAAAGCTCTACGTCGACTTTCAACACGACGTCGCAAAGAAACTATTCATGCGTCACGTGAAGAAGAGATTCGACCGAGTTGAAAAGCACGGTGAAAAGGTATTTGCCGCCGAGTTGCAATACTTTTATGATAAATTTAATGGAGAAGGTGTCGATGATTTTGAACATTATTTGCGGATTGATTTGCCTCATTATTCTGATGTCATTCGTGCCTGGTCCGTGGACGGCAAAACCGAAGCCACCGATCTACATTCGCTCTACAACATCCTCGCAAAAAGATTCGACAAGCCAAGAATCGATATTGAAATCACATCTGACTTCGTAAAGTGTTATTACATCCAATGCATATCGACGATCATCTTCGACAAGAACAGAATGAACGAAGTCAAACTTACGACTTTGCTGGAATAAGATCTGTTACGATCTATCTTGGCGATACCTGTAACTTTGATTGCGTCTATTGCGACCGTGCATATATTAAGCACGACATTGGTTCACAGAATCTAAACAAGGCAGACTTCGACGACATCATAGAGTTTATGAAGGTCGTAAAGGAACAGGCGAAAGACCTAAAGGCAATCTCGTTCCATGGCGGTGAACCGTTCTTGTATGTAAAAAGAATGGACGAACTACTTGACGCGCTTGATCCGATCTTCGGAAAAGACATGGAGTACTACATCACATCGAACGGTTCGAAGATCGTCGAGAACGAATGGTTCTTTCAGAAGTGGCCAAAGATCCATATCACCCTGAGCTACGACTTTAATTATCAGCTTGTCAATAGGGAATATGTAGACCTAAAAGCAATCTCGGAAGTGATCTATCGTAACGACTGCTACATGATGTTTCAGTTCGTGATTCCACCAGATGGGTTCCATGAGGATACTTTAGCCGAGGTGATCAGATCGTGTAAACTTGCTCGTTGTGATACGATTAACATCATTCCGCTTCGACACCATCGTGGTGCAAGAAAGTTCAAAGTCCTTATTGACGATTTTAACATGAAGTGGTATAGTGTTTATTTGATGCGGTTCATCCATACTTTGTATGTCCAGGGAATCACGCTCAACATAGATGGCAACTATCACGGAATCGACAAGCAATATCTCAACAATCACAGCAAGATGATCCTGAGTCCGGATGGATACGTGTATCCAGAGTTTGACTACCTTGAATATAAGCGAAAGGAATTCAGGATCGGCAAGTGGAAGGGTGGAATCGAACTCGACCGAGTCAAGGACGAGAACCAATTCATTCTTCCAGGTTGCGTGACCTGCCACATGAGGGACGCGTGCGGGTTGAAGTACCTATACAAGATGTTTGATGAAGAACCGAAAGGAAACTGCGTCGACTTCTACACAACGATCAACCTGATGGTGAAACACCTTCACGCCTTGAAACAGAAGCCCACGTTGATGCATTGGATTGGAATCGGAGATGGATGATCTGTACAAAGCTGCGTGCAGGGTGAAGACCATCATGCCGATGAAGTATTACGACTGGAAGCAGTGGCACGAATGGCCGTATCGAACGATCGGTGACCATATCGTCCATGACGAAACCATCATCGATGTCGGTGCCGGCTGTGGGTTCTTGAGCATGCACCTTCTTATGACCGGTAAGTGTGACAAGGTTATTGCGTACGATACCCGCGAGAACATGTGCGAGTTTATGTCGTTGCTAAGTAATACGTTGGGTCTGGCCACACGCCTTGAAGTAAGGTGCGAACCGTTTCAAAGTAACCGACACGACAACTTGACCGTCTCGACCAGACTCGGGTTTTCAAACCTGCTACTCAATAACAAGGCTCAGACTATAACTATGGCTCGTACGAGAGAGTGCGAACCTATCATGAGATACGTCGAAACTCCAGATGATTGGAACGAGAAGGTCGTTACGAGAGATGATGGATTTACTATGAGGTTGTTATGGAACTATCGAGAATAATTCTACTCTATAACGATGAATTCGAGATCCCACTCGAAACCGTTTACGGAGTGGTGTACATGGTTCCAGGATTAACGAAGCAGTTTCCCTGGTGGATTCGTCGGTTCTGTATTGAAGGCTATGACTATAATAGTCCAGACTTTGAAGTCGTAGGAACAGGAGTTTCATCCGTAGTCGGGACACCATTAACGGAGAAGGCACACGAGTATCGTAAATCGATCTTCGGCCAACGATGGATCGAAGATCTTAACTATGAGATCGTCTCAACCTTTCCTCCGCTTAGAGGGGTTAGCGTTCAGGGAGACGACTACACTCTTGATTCGGATTTAATGAGGATACTACAGAATGTCTGATGAGGGCGAAGAGTTCCGTAAGTTTAAAGACCACAATACGTACTTTGTGACAGAAGACGCGTTGATGCCACTGCATCATGATATAACGTTTAGCCCGACTCGTAAATACTATTGTGGCGCAAATTGTCAAGTTTGTTACATCAAGAAGAAACTAAAGGCACATCTACCGTATTACGCCGAAGCCATACCCGAAAAGATCACGGTCGAAGACGAAAAGAGATGGTTCGAGATTTTTGAATACTTCTACGTGATTCGAGTAGTCGATGACCTGAAGTTTTTGAAGGAACACTATCCTCACATCTATGGATGGTACAAAGAACACGCCTCGATCTTTGAGTACGGTATGACTGACAACGCGATCGTTCAGCAGCATGAAACTCTCATGGAGTTGGACATGAAGAGTTTGTCCGAGGTCGCTCTGAGCGAAGAGTTCATGAACAAGGTAAACTCGAAGAAGAACTACAACAGGGTGATGGAGATCCTTCAGAGTTACATCGACAAATACGACCTACACAAGATCAAGGTAATCAAGACTACAAACGAAGAGTTACCTTATCATGCGAGGGAGTTGGTCGAGTGGATCAACAATAAAGGAATCGTTACGTCTCTGCATAATGACTATCGTAAAACCAATGTAGATGACAACGAACTTGGTAACATTGACCATGACTTAGCCGGACTCTTCGACTATCAGAATAGTCACGTCCTATGTTACAACGACCGAACATATCAGGTCTATCGTGGATCGTTGCACTTATACGGAGATCGATTCTTCTATAGTATCGATGATGCCACCGATATTAACTGGGAACCGTTTCATACTATGAATGGCGACTTTGACCATCAGAAGTTTATGGTCGATATGATCCAAGGCAAGTTCGATCTGTACTCAAAGTTTGCCGATGAGTTGAAAAATGCTGGAGGTGGTACCGCCGAAAAATTTCGAAGCTACTATATAAATACTACTGACAGCTTTATGGTGAACGGCGACTTCAACTTCATACCCAAGATCATGTTAAGTGAAAACTCGAAATACTACAACAAACTGGTAGAGCTTGGGTATCGTCCAACTGAGGTTGGGTTGTACCTACCTGGAAGCTCACCCAAACCAATCATCGGATTTAGGTAAAGACAATGGCATCATATTCAAATACGACATCGGTTGCTGTCGCGACATCGCTAAGAACAACATATACAACACCGTTGTTGGCGCAAATTGCAAGTGGTAATACCGTGCAAGCGGCGCATATGACCATGCTTAAAAACTTTGCAAATGCGATCTTGGTTCATACGCATACGTTAACGGATTACTCACAAATTAAAGAATTTGGTAATACTAATGCTAGTGCGTTTACGGTTGATACTGTTCCCCAAGTACCAAGCGCTAACGTCGGTGCAACATACACTGCTGGAAACGTAATCGGCGCGAACGAATACACCGAAATTAGAGTAGCTGTTGAAGCTCTAAGAGTACACAGCCATACATGGGATGATGCAATAGTATGATGCAACTACCTTGTTATGAACTCAGTGATGGTAGTTCGTTTTATTATGACTCTCACTCAAATACTATTTACAACACAGAAGGCGAGCAATTAAGTTTGCCGCCTTCAAAAGCTATTGAATACTACGAATTAGAAGCAGCAAACCATGGGGTGGATTATAAGGTCAACAACCCGTTTGCGATTCGTATCCTTCTCGGACATGCGTGTAACTACAACTGCACCTATTGCATGCAGAAAGATATTGGTAATCCGTTAGAGAGACCACAATCGATTTATACCGAATCGTTTATTGCTAACATCAAGAAGAATCTAAACCTTGATAGGTTGAACAGAATTGAACTTTGGGGTGGAGAACCTTTCCTATATTGGAAAGACATGGTCGAGATCATGAAGTTCTTTGATTCTCCCAATAGAGAGTTCTTCATATCAACAAATGGTTCGGCATTTGTACAAAAACACGTTGACTTTTTCCAAACGTTGAAATCTACAATCTTAATCAGCTGTAGTCATGACGCTGTAGGCCAAAAAGAACTTCGTGGTGACGACATCCTTGAGAACCCAAAGAAGGTCGACATCATTAAGAAGATGTTGGCTCTTCCGAATGTACAACTAGGGTTCTCGTCGGTGGTTAGCAATCAGAACCACGACCTATATGCAATCAACGACTACTTCAAGGAATTCTGTGACCGTGAAGGAATCGAGAACATGAAGATCACCTTCATCCCGGCAAAAAACTATGACGTTCATGACACAGAGATGGCTTCGTCGAACTACATTCTGCGTGGTGAAAAGTTGAAAGCGTTCGCTCAACACCTATACGACTTCACACAAGATTCGTTCAACGATCGTACAAGATTCCTACGCAACAACATCCTGTACTCGCCCGAGGGTGTGGTGGACTACGCTAAATTCCTGAGACAACAGACTCCGATCACGACCAAGTCTGGCTGTGGTGCAGACTCAAACGACGTTTTATCGGTTGACATTCAAGGAAACGTTCGCTTATGCCCGCACACCGATAGTAGCTTCATTGCTGGTAAGCTGGAAGATGTAGGTTCGGTAAAGATCAAAGGCATGGATCTTGCTCGTAAGAAGACTCACTGCATGAAGTGTCCGGTGAAACGACTCTGCAGATCGTCATGCCCTATCAAGTTTCCAGACCACGTGTTCTACTCTAACTGCGCACTCGAGAAGGTCTGGTGGGGAAACATCCAACTTCACGCATTTAAATTATTATTCGGACAAACCGTGTCCATGAAAGAGGCAGCATGAAACTTAACAAATCACTCATCGAAGAGCATACGTCGATGCTACGCAACCACTCGTTGCTCGTGACCAACAACATCCAAAGCAAAGACGACCTTCGAATCTTTATGGAACATCACGTGTTCGCCGTCTGGGACTTCATGTCTTTGTTGAAGACTTTGCAAAACGAAGTCGTTCCAAGCAAGACCCCGTGGATGCCCACCCGTGGGACACGTTCCGACATTGCAAGGATGATTAACGAGATCGTGACCGGTGAAGAGTCTGACATCGCACCAGGCGGAGGATCGATCAGTCACTTCGACCTATATCTTCAGGCGATGCTTGAGGTGAATGCAGACACAAGTTCTATTACATCATTTTTGAAGAACCTAGAATGGTCTGGCACCATTCCATACCAACTTGCACCAAAACCGGCAGAGAAGTTTATGCGAAACACGTTTGGTACCATTAATCGTGGACCGCACTGTGTTGCTGCTTCGTTTGCATATGGCAGAGAAACCATCATTCCTGATATGTTCACTCGACTATTAACCCAACTCAATATCAGTCAACTTGATGCGCCAAAGTTTCATTATTACCTGCAGAGACACATTGAGGTCGACGGTGATGAACACGGTCCAATGTCTGAGCATCTCGTTGAATATTTCTGTGACGACGATCCTATTAAGGTTCACGAAGCCGAACAATCAGCGATTGCAGCCATCAAAGCACGTATTGACTTCTTCAACGACATAGAAAAGCTCCTGTAGACGATTCTTATAAATAGTCATAGAACTTAAGGAGATATTCTATGGCTATTAAAGCGAATTTAGTTATCGATCAGGGCACTTCTTTTAGTGCTACAGTTGACGTAACAGATACTGGTGGTGCGGCTTATAACCTTACCGGATACACTACCGCTGCTCAAATGCGTAAGAATTATAACTCTTCAAGCGCCGTAACTTTCTCAACTTCACACAACGGTGCATATGGTCAAATCACGTTATCGCTCAACGCCGCTAATACAGCGGTTCTTGAGCCTGGACGTTACCTATACGACGTTGAGATTACGTCTGGAAGTGCTATCGTTACTCGAGTCGTCGAAGGAATCGTAACTGTTACACCTGGAATGACGAGAATCTAACATGACTATAAAGGCCACAGTCACTCAAAATGGGAAAACAACTGCTAAGGTAACACCTCAGCAGAACATACTCGTAACTAACTATCAGGTAAGTTCGAGTAATATCACCCTAAATGATCTAGTTGACGTTGAAGTAGGCAATCTTCAAGATGGCGCGCTATTATCATATAATCAAAATACTCAATCTTGGAAAGCTATTACCTCTATAGAGAATCCAAACACAGAAGTTAATGGAGGCTTCTTCTAATGTCACTCATTCGTATTAAAAGATCAGGCACTTCTGGATCGCCTTCAGCACTTGCACAAGGTGAAATGGGATATTCGTTCTTTGCTGGAACCCAATCAAACGGCGGCGACCGTCTTTATATTGGTACCGGCACTGAAACAGGTGGTGTAGCTGCAAACATTGAAACCATTGGAGGTAAGTATTTTACCGCTAAGTTGAATCATGTTCCGGGCGTATTAACTGCAAATGCGGCAATCATCGTCGATGCAAGCTCTAAGATCGACACACTCAACATCTCTAACATCACGATTACCGGCAACACGATCAGTACGACCGCTACAAACGCGACCCTGATTCTGGCACCAAACGGTACCGGTGTTATCGACGTTTCTGGTAAGCGTGTTATCAACAGCGCTGCTCCTGTCGCAAATACCGACCTCGTAACTCTTGGACACTTGAATAACACCTATACCGGCGTTCTTAACATTGCTGGTGATGCTGGAACCGACGCAATCTCTCTAACTTCAGAGACGTTGTTGGTAACCGGTGGCGTGGGTCTTTCATCCGCAGTTACGGCCAACACGATTACGGTAAACCTTGACAATACCACAGTAACCGCTGGATCTTATGGTGCCGCTGGTTCCGTTGGTACATTCACTGTTGATGCTCAGGGTCGACTTACCGCTGCTGGCGCAACTACAATCTCGATCACTTCGGCTCAGGTCAACGACGCGACTGCTCTTGCAACCGCTTCAAGAATCGTCCTTCGTGACGCTTCAGGAAACTTTGCAGCTAACACGATCACAGCCGCTCTGGCCGGTAATGCTACCACAGCGACCACATTGGCCACGACCCGTACTCTCTGGGGTCAAAACTTTAACGGCGGTGCAAACGTAACAGGTTCGCTCACATCAGTCGGCGACATTACTGGTACCGCTGGTGTAACACTTACCGCAACTGCAGGAACCCTTGCTCTTGCAGCCACAAGTACAAACGTAATCACACTATCGACAAACGCGACTGAAACCCTTCGCATCTCTGCGAACAACAACGTTGGTATTGGTAACACCACACCAGCCGATAAACTAAGTGTCACTGGTACGTCAAACTTCACTGGTAACATGGCACTCGGTGCAAACGTTGCTATTACCGGAACGGTTACTTCGGGAACTTGGCAGGGTTCTATCGTTCAACCTACTTATGGTGGAACTGGTAAGTCAACTCTTCCAGCCGCATTTGCTGCACTAAGTGGGTTTACAACGACAGCAACAGCAGCTGGTACAACGGTATTATCAAACACTTCAACCTCTTACCAGATATTTACCGGTGCGACTACTCAAACCATTACGCTTCCTAATACGAGCACTCTGGCTACCGGTTGGTTCTTTGAGATTCAAAATAACTCGACTGGCTCGCTTACTATCAACTCGTCTACGGCGGTTAACATCGTTCCTGCAACTGTGGCCATTGCTGGCACAAGCGTTAGAGTCACATGTATCTCTATCGCGGATAACACAGCAGCCGCGTGGGACGTTGAGGTTGTAGGATTCAGTTCGTTCACCGGTACTGGTGCGTTTGCACGATCTTTAAGCCCAACTATCACAACTCCTTCCATCACGTACTCCACGTCAGCTGCGATTACCGCTGGTACTAACGCTCAGGGTCAAGGTGCTCTTACCTCTGACTACAACGTTGTAACGACAACTACCGCTAACCCATCTGGCGTGACGCTTCCAACCGGCGCAACCGGGCGTGTTGTTACTGTCGTGAACAGGGGAACCAACCCCATCACGATCTATCCAGCAACCGGTGGAGTGATTGATGCTCTTACAACAAACGCTGCAATTACACTTCCTGTAGGAAGAGAACTTACTTTCAAAGCGTCATCCGCTACTCAATGGTATTCTACGTATAATCTATCAACCGGTCTTGCAGATACGGCAACGATCCTTGCTACGACTCGTACGCTATGGGGTCAGAACTTCAACGGTTCTGCTAACGTCACAGGCGACCTAACCTCCGTGGGTAACATAACTGGAACTGGTGCCGTTATCATGACGGCAACTGGTGCAAACCCAATAACTTTTGTCACAAATAGCGTTGAAACTCTCAGAGTATCGGCCAACAACAACGTAGGTATTGGCAACACCGCTCCTGCAGATAAACTAAGCGTCAACGGTACAGCGTACTTTGGTGCTCCAGTTAGAATGGCAGCAAACGTTCAGATCGATGGTACCCTTACAGTCGGCGGAAGTACAACTGTTATTAACGCGACGAACCTCTCTGTATCTGATAACATGATTTATCTGAACAACGGTTCAACGGCTACGATCACTGGAGCAGTTTCAAACGGTACGACGTTCGTTTATACCGCGCAGAATAACTATAACACAAGCATGGTTGTGACGGTAACTGGAGTTAACCCATCAGGGTTTAACGTTACCGGTGCAACCGTAACAGCTGCGAACTCAACAAGCTTCACGATTGCGAACACTTCTTCTCCGGGTGCATACGTAAGCGGTGGTAGTGCAACGGCTAAAACTTCTGCGTATCCAGACCTCGGTATTGCTGGTGCATATAACGACGGTACGTATGCTCACGCTGGTATCTTCAGAGATGCTACCGACGGACGTTGGAAGTTCTATCATGGCTACACGCCGGAACCAGACGCATCGGTATTCATCGACACCGCAAACAACTCGTTTACACTTTCGGACGTTCAAGCTTCTACGTTTATCGGGGCACTTACCGGAAACGCTACAACCGCAAGCTCTGTTAACAACTCAGTAACGTTCAACAACGGTGGATCCGGTGCTGCATCTGGTACCACATTTAATGGTTCCGCAGCTCAGACAATCTCGTATAACACGGTTGGTGCGTCTCCACTTGCTGGTTCTACGTCACTTACCACCCTTGGTACAATTGCGACCGGTACATGGAACGGTTCTATTATTGGCGGACAGTGGGGTGGTACAGGAGTCAACAACGCCGGTAAGACGATCACGCTTGGAGGAAACGTCTCTACGGGTGGCGATCTTACCACGGCCAATACCTTCACGACCTCTGGCAACTTTGCCCTAACGTTGACTCAGACAGCGGCTACAAACGTTACGTTGCCTACAACCGGAACTCTCGCTACGCTTGCGGGAACTGAAACGTTTACGAACAAGACCCTGACCCTACCAACGATTGGTGGTACAGGTGCTACGTTCAACGGTTCGACCTCTGGTACAACCGTTCTGAAAGCCTCTGCTGCTGCAGGTACTACAACAATCACAATGCCAGCCACGACTGGTACTATGGTCACGACCGGTGATACTGGAACCGTTACTTCGACCATGATCGCAAACGACACGATCGTTAACGCAGACATCAACTCTGCGGCGGCGATTGCTATCACAAAGCTTGCGGCTTCCACAATCTCTGGTATCTCCCTCGGTAACAACCTTGGTACGCTTACCTTCGGAACGGGCCTTACTGCAGGTGGTGCAAGCTATAACGGATCGACAGGGGTTACGATAACCGCAGTGACCGCAAACAATACAACTCTGGGTATTGCAAGCTTCGACGCGACCAACTTCACGGTAGCGACCGGGGCAGTAAGCATAAATACGATAGATGGTGGTACATACTAACCATTACTAATCTCATAGGCTATATAGCCATTATACATACGTGAGGGACATATGTCAACCGTTCAGTTAAAACGGAGTGCTACAGCGTCTAAAGTTCCGCTAGTCGGTGACTTGCAACTAGGCGAGTTAGCACTCAACACATACGATGGCCGAATATTCTTTAAGAAGGATCCGGGCACTCCATCTATCGTCACAGTGGTTACCACCGCTGACAGTCAAACACTTACCAACAAGACTTTATCTGCCCCGATAATAACCGGAAACATCACAGCAAACGGAGCCGTTGGTGCTGCCGGTACAGTTTTGGCGTCTAACGGTACTAGTGTGTTTTGGAAGTCAGCGCTGTATTCGACAACAAACATCTCCGATACCGCCCCACTTTCCCCGTTAAACGGAGATCTTTGGTTTGACTCAACTGACGGTTCTCTCAACGTGTATTATAATGACGGCACCAGCTCGCAATGGGTAAGTGCTATCTCAAACCAAACGGATGCCGCATACATCGTAAAGACTGCGAACTACACCGCTACAAATCGTGACCATATCCTTGCGGATACTACGTCTGGTTCGTTTACCATCACCCTTCCTGCAACTCCTGCCATCGGCCACAACGTTGTACTTTATGATAACAACAGTTGGGGAACAAATAACTTAACTGTTGCAAGAAACGGAAACACCATTGAATCTATCGCTGATGACTTCTTACTCGACGTCTCTTCAATCAAGGTAGAGTTCATATATAATGGAAGCACGTGGCAGATCTACTCGTCGCTCGGCCAGTCGACCCAGGCTGCATCCGGTATTGGTAGCTCTACCGCCGCAGCACTTGCAATAGCACTAGGATAAATGAGGATTCAATGTCAAAGAAATTAGTAGCAGATTATGTTTACGCTCCTGCCGGTGCTGGTGCGGGTACGATCAAGATTCCGGGTCGTTATTCACTCGAAAAGATTTTGTTGATCACAAATGTCACCAAAAACCAAGTGGTCTATAACTTTGCAGATGCACAGTACAGCGGAACCACTACAACCTTTACCGCGGCTGATGACACAACGTATTTCCCAACTCTCACTCAGCGTGAAGATGGTTATACGACCATCACCCTTGCAATTAGCACGGCGACTCATAGTTCCGGCGATAGACTTCAGATCTTTGTTGAGGATACACAGAAGCATCAACGCACAAAGCCTTGGGACTTTGGTACCGATGCGATCGAAAGAACCCGTGTATCGAACCCAGAATCACTCATCGACGCCGACTTTGAATATGGTCTTCAGCCAACAAAGTGGGCAGGTTACGGTACCGTTCGTGGTTATCCATCTTCATACGAACTTCCTGGTATCGACCTTACGGTTACGGCGATCACCACCGACTTTAACGTGACAAGTACGACCAATAGTTTGATCACCGTTACAACAAGTGCGGTACATGGTATTACTGTTGGTCAGGTAATTAACTTGTCTGGATTGAATTCTGGTATCGCAGGATTTAGTAGAGCCGACGGTACTTACATCGTTAACAGCGTTCCGACCACATCTACGCTTACATACTTTGCGCGTGGTATCGTTGGTGTGTCGAACGGACAGAGCTTGCTTACCGACACTACGTTGATCAAAAAGGGCGACATTTATAGCGGCGCGTCTATTACGGTTTCTTCGGCAACGAGTAACGGCGCAAACCCATCGGTTATCACGCTCAACTTTACAAATCCACATGGTCTCATTCCCGGAACAGCCATCCACTCTATAGTTGCTTCTGGTACGAACGCTGCACTTGCCTCAGGCCCGTTTGTTATTACTAGCGTGCCTTCACTCACCTCCTTAACGTACCTTGCTAGGGCAGGCGGTATCGTAGCAACCCCTGCCACCGTTACCCTTTACGCTATGTCAAACGCTACGATTCTTCATAGACCCGCAGACGGCGGAGTTATCCTTTCGACGAAAACTCCAACGTATGGTTCTTCAGTTATTCGTCAAAGTAAGAAGTATTTCCGCTATCAGTCCGGTAAAGGATTCCTTTGGTCGACCGGTACCTTATTCAAACCAAACTATGACGTGCGTTCAGTGACGGCAAGCGGCACGACCGTCGGTTCGACCATAACTATTACGACCGATGACATAGATCATGGCCTTCAAGCCGGGGCGGTTATTGAGTTGGCTGGTGTTACTACGAGTGGATATAACGGCACTTATACCGTTGCGTCTATCACAAGCGACTACGAATTTACTGTTCTTGCAACAGCTACTTTAGGTGCTACAACTGCTGTTCTAGGCTTAACAGCAACCGCTTATGTTAAGTCGTGGGATGGCGCGGCCGTTCGTGCGGGCATGTTTGACGATCAGAATGGGTTGTTCTGGGAATTTGATGGCGGCACACTGAGTGTAGTAAAAAGAAACGCCACAACGCAGCTTTCTGGAACACTTTCAGTTACACAGAACTCCAATGCTGTAACGGGTTCGAATACCAGATTCACGCAACAGTTAAAAGCTGGTGACAAAATCGTTATTCGCGGTATGACGCACTTCATTTCTCAAGTTGTATCTGATACTTCAATTAACGTTACTCCGGACTATCGTGGTATCAACGCATCAGGTGTAAAGGGTAACATTATTCGCGAAGTTCGCGTTCCGCAATCTCGATTCAATTTGGATAAGATTGATGGTACCGGCGATAGCGGATTTAATATCGATCTAAACAAGATGCAGATGGTTGGCCTGCAGTACTCATGGTACGGTGCTGGATTTGTGGACTTTATGGCTCGTGGTCCAGACGGTAACTGGGTCTTTGTCCATCGAATGAAGAACAATAACGTCAACAACGAAGCGTACATGCGCTCTGGTAACCTTCCAGTTCGGTACTCGATCGAAAATGATAGCCCAGTGACTTCATTGTCCGGTGCAATTACCAACGTGCAAACTACTATTCCAGTGACGGACCTATCGTACTTCCCTAGCGCTGGGACGTTGTACATCGATAACGAGATGATCAGTTATACCGGAAAATCCGCAGCGACCGGTGCAGGAAACTTTACCGGATGTACTCGAGCGGCAACGTTAACGCAGTGGCAATCTGGAACGAGTCAGACTTTCAGCGCTGCCGCTGCAGCGGCACATACCGCTGGAACGGGCATCATTCTGATCAGTAACACATGTTCTCCTACATTGAGCCACTGGGGTTCTGCGTTGGTTATGGACGGCGGTTTCACGAAGGACCGCGGTTACATCTTCAACTATCAAAGAGTTGGGGTATCACTCACTACGGCGGCGCAAACGGTATTCGTCATTCGTCTGGCACCATCTGTCTCTAACAGCCAAGTTGGAGCACTCGGTGCAAAAGATCTTCTTAACAGATCACAGTTGTTGCTTCAAGCAGTTGGTGTTTCGGTTTCAGGTGGTACTACTCCGGGTGCGGTTATCGTTGAAGGAATTCTAAATCCAAAAAACTTTACCGGTGCAACATGGCTCCCACTTAATACTGAAGCTGTCGGTGGTCAACCGAGTTTAGCCCAGGTCGCAACAGCCGTCACGTATTCTGCTGGTACCGTTGCGATCCCGGGTGAACAGGTATTTGCTTTCGCCGGTCCGTCCACTACAACTGGCGCCGTAAACGACCGCTTAGATCTTGATGAGTTGAAAGAACTTACAGGTGCTCCACTCGGAGGTGACTTTAAGTACCCAGATGGTTCTGACATCTTGGCAATCAACGTTCGTCTTACCGCTGGCACTGGTTCAGGTCACATTCTTCTTCGCTGGTCAGAAGCTCAGGCATAAGGAAAGATCATGGCAACCAAACTTACTACGTTTCTGGCAACGCCTGATACCGGTGATGCTGCTTCTCACTACTATGTGGAGACCGCCAGTGATAATTTTATTCGACCAAAGACTTTAGCGAACGTTCAAGCCGAAATAGTAACAACAGCGGTTCTTGGTACGGGTACGGCGAACACCTCGTATTTCCTACGAGGCGATAGAACGTGGAGCAACAATATAACAGGTCCGGTTAGTTTTGGAGGTGTAGCCCCTTATGCATGGGAAACCGGAAGCCTTGTCGGAGCAATCGACATATCAACTGCTGGTATCTACGGTTCCAGCACAGGTATGCAAATAGCTCAAAACGCTTATTGGAACGGCACGAACTGGATTTATAAACGCAGTTTACCTGCAACAGTATACCAACACAATGGTGGAGCGCACATATGGTATACATCCCCAACCGGTACCACCGGTGGAACTGCTACCTTTTCTGAAAAACTTCGGATTGATTCGTCTGGAAACGTATTACAGACTAACGTTACGTCTGGAGTCGGTGCTATCGTCGGTGAACAGACGTTCCAACTTCCTGCTAACGGTTCAGCAATAGGCGCAATTGCTGACTTTTTTGGATCAACTTCTGCCATATCTTTAGAGGCTTCGTCGATCTATCAAATTACGGCTTATTGTGTTTTCTTAAAAACTACTGCAGGCACCGCAACATTTACTATGACCGCATCATCGGCACCAACACGTATGGCTGGAATTTACCTAGCAACTCCGCTTGGTGGTATTGGTAGCGGATCCCCACAGTGGGGATCAGCGGGTTCACAAGCCGCCACAACCGCAGCGTTTACTACGACTGGTTCACTTACGACAGCCGTCAACCACGTATTCCAACTTACGATGCAAGTTCAAACCAACCTTGCAACAAACTGGAGACTACAGATAGCATCTGGTACAGGTACTTCAACTCCATTAGCTGGTTCATACTACACGGTCAAGAAGATAAGCACCACAACCGGTACATTTGTAGCATAAGGAATAACAGATGGCAATTAACTTTCCAAACTCACCAGCAACAAATGATACGTTCACCGGGCCAACTGGACTTGAATACATCTTTGATGGTACTAAATGGAGATCGTTTAAACCTACCGAACCGGTCGTAGGTACATTCAACGCAAACAGTGCGATCAGCCTTTCGGCTGGTGGTACAAACCAAAATATCGTTCTCACTCCGAGCGGAACGGGTGTCCTAACTACTCCAGCTAGTGTCGGTATTGGGACGACTACTACTGCTTCTGGCAGGGCCATAACTCTTAATAGCGCGTCGAACTATTTCGGTTTAGCGTTACAAGTTTCTGGAAGTACTCAGGCACAACTCATACAAGAAGCTACCGGCAGTCTATATATTGATGCCGGCATCACGAATACTTCCGGTGTCATAGCGTTTAGAAATGCTGCAGGTACAGAACGTATGCGTATCGCTAACACCGGAAACGTCGGCATTGGAACCACCGCTCCATCTGCATTACTAACTGTTGATGGCGGGATTATCTCAACGATACACTACGCTGCTACCCCGCAAATAAGATTTAACTACGCTGCAGGCACTAAAGCGTCACCTACAGCAATTGCATCACAAGTCCCAGTCGGTGCGGTTTACGGTTTTGGATATGATGGAACTACATTCCGAAACACTTCTGGAATGCTTATGTATTCTGATGGTGCTGTCAGTTCAGTGTCTAGTCCTGGGCTTATACTTTTTGCAACTACACCATCTGGAGCAACTTCTACTACAGAACGTATGCGTATCACTTCTGCAGGCAACGTAGGCATTGGCACGGGTTCTCCACAAGAAAAACTGGATGTGATTGGCAGCGTAAGAATACAAGCTGCAAGCGGAAGCGGTATCCTTAATATACTTCCAGCTTCAGGAACATTCACTTCTGAAATAAGATTACACTCGGCTTCTAACGGTTTGACGTTTCAGAGGTTGATAAATGATAATGGTCTTTTGACTATGGGTACTTCTGATGCTAACTCAATATCGTTTTTTACAAACAGCGCTGAACGTGTACGTATTCTCGCTACTGGTCAATTACTTATTGGAGGAAATGCGACAGCATTAACTGCCATTCCTGGTTCATTAGGAAATTCTACCGTATATTCCCGTATTGGTATGACTGTGGTAAACGATACCACCACGTTAGGTTACTTCCAAACATACGACTCAAATGCTACAACCGACTTAAAGACTTGGAGACATGGTGGTCAGGATAATGGTAGCTATATATTCCAAACCGTTAACGATGCGTATAACTCATCTGCCACACGATTAACTATTAGTGCGACTGGCATTTTATCAGACGGTAAAGGCGATGTTCGTGCTGCTCCGATTCAAACTAAAGCTGGTGCATATGTCGTTGTTGCTTCAGACGCTGGGCAAACCATCTACATATCTACCGGTGGTGTTACCATCAACGCTTCGATTCTTTCAGCCGGCGATATGATCACAATTGTTAATAACTCTGCATCTCCTCAGACTATCACCGCCGGTGCATCTGTAACATTCAGATTGGCTGGAACCGCCACAACAGGTAACAGAACTCTTGCACAGTACGGTATGGCAACATTCTTATGTGTGGTTGGTGGTGCAACTCCAACCTTCCATTGTTCAGGCGCAGGATTAACCTAATATGACATTAATGCAAGCATTATTGGGCGGTGGTTCTAGAACCACCGCGACAGGTGGTGTAATCACATCCGCCACGATCAGTGGTACGGTCTATACCGTACATACCTTCACGACCAACGGAAACTTTGTTGTCACATCAGGCGGCAATGATATTGAATACCTTATGGTCGGTGGAGGTGGATCTGGTGGCGTCATCAGTACTGCTGGAGGTGGTGGTGGTGCTGGCGGTGTTCTCAACAACACGGGAAGCCCAATCACATTAATACCAGCAACGTACCCAGTTGTTGTTGGTGTCGGCGGCGCGGCAAAGGCTGTGGCGGGGGTTGGCAATGATGGTGCAGCATCGACATTTAATGGTCTAAGTGCAACTGGTGGCGGTGGTGGTGGTGGCGCATCTACCGCTGGTCCAAATCCGGGGCGTGCTGGTGGTTCTGGTGGTGGTGTTGGTAGTTCTACATCTGCTATTGGTGCTGTTGGTGCTGGTACTGCTGGTCAGGGAAATAATGGTGGTAGCGCACAATCGTCCACACTCGCAGCAAACAGGGGTGGCGGTGGTGGTGGAGGTAAATCAGCCGTTGGCGTTGCTGGAAACGGCAGTGGTGTTGGCGGTGCTGGTGGTGCTGGTCAGGCTTATACGTTCCAAACAGCTTCTGCTATAACTTATGGCGGTGGCGGTGGCGGTTCTGGTAACACACAAGGTGCTGGCGGTGCTGGTGGTGGTAGTGCTGGTTCAGCGACAGTCTCTTTGGCTGGAACGGATGGTCTTGGTGGAGGCTCAGGCGGCGGCAAAACAGGTTGTGGTAAGGGTGGTGATGGCGTTGTCATTATCAGATACCCAACATAACAGTTAGCATATTTCCAGAGACATAAATACTCTAAAGGAGAATAACATGGCCCAACCAACAACACGAGCAGAATTTAAAGAATGGTGCCTACGCAAGTTAGGTAAGCCTGTTATTGAGATCAACGTAGATCAAGATCAGGTTGAGGATCGTATCGACGAGGCGCTTGCATACTATTGGGACTATCACTTTGATGGCACCGAGAAGATGTACGTGAAGAAGCAGATGACCCAACAAGATCTTGACAACGGATACATCACAGTTCCAGAGAACGTTATCGGCGTGGTAAACCTGTTCCCTATCGCCGGTAACCTCACCGGTTCTGGCATCTTTAGCGCGACCTATCAATTCGTGTTAAACAACCTACACGACTTCGTTAACTACGACATGATCAACTACTATATGTCGTTCCAGCACCTTGCATTCATGCAGGAGATCTTGAGCGGACGTCAGCCGATTCGTTACAACCGTAACCAAAACAAGTTGTACATCGACATGACCAAGGACAAGATTAACGCCGGAGAGTACATCGTCTACGAGTGCTATCAGGTGGTTGACCCTGCAACATACGCCGATGTATGGAAAGATCGTTGGCTTCAGAACTATGCAACCGCAAAGATCAAGTATCAGTGGGGCGCAAACCTTACGAAGTTTACCGGCATGAACCTTCCAGGTGGAGTGCAGTTCAACGGTGAAAAGATTCTGAACGACGCAGACGAAGAGATTAAGAAGATGGAACAGGAGATGCTTTCGAGCTACTCCCTACCAATTACTGACATGATCGGATAAGTGAATTGGCCACTAACTTTTACTTCAGCAACTTTTCAAACTCGATGGAGCAAACTCTCATCGAGGATTTGATCATTGAGAGCATCCGTATCCACGGTCTCGACATGTGGTACATTCCACGCGTGCTTGGTGCCAAGGATGACTTGCTGAACGAAGACGACCTTCCCATCTTTAACCACGCCTACCAACTTGAGATGTATGTTAAGAACGTTGAAGGCTTTGGTGGTGACGGCGAGTTCCTATCCAAGTTTGGTCTACAGATTCGTGACTCAGTTACGTTCTCGGTTGCTATGAGAAGGTTCTCCGAAGACGTTGGAACTTATAGTGAGGAAGTCAGACCAAACGAAGGTGACCTCATCTATCTCCCACTCAATCGTAAGATCTACGAGGTGATGTTCGTCGATAACAAGCCGATCTTCTATCAACTCGGTGCGCTTCAGATGTACGACCTTCGTTGCGAACTGTTTGAGTTCTCGAACGAACGTTTCAACACCGGAGTCGAAGAGATCGATTCTATCACGGCGAAGATCATCACGACAGCAAACAACACCATGGCTGGAGTTGAATCGCTTGATTTTCTTGCAGACAACCTAACGATTGAAACCGCGGCTGCCGGAATCCTTGACTTCACCGAGGAAAACCCATTTGGTGAGGATACCTACTAATGTTCGGATATTCATTCTACAACCAAACGACAAGAAGATACATAGCTCTTTTTGGCACGCTGTTTAATAACATCTCAATCGGTCGTTCTAATAATGCCGGTACAGAGCAACAGCGTTTCAAGGTTCCCGTCAACTATGGACCGATGCAGAAGTTCCTATCGAAGATCGAGCAGGATCCAGAACTTCAGGCTCAGGCGATTACGCTTCCACGTATCTCGTTCGAGCTTACCGCAATGAACTATGCAGGGGACAGAAAGCTTACCAACCGTACCATGACGTCACAGGGAATCCCTGGGACAAACGACTCCGTTCGTACACACTTTACCGCGACCCCTTACGACCTTGAGTTTAACCTTAACATCATGGCGAAGTATGCAGAAGACGCGACAAAGATCGTCGAGCAAATCCTTCCGTTCTTCAAGCCAGAGTTTACCGTCACCGCAAAGATGATCGACTCAATGAACGAAACCGTTGACCTTCCTATCATCTTGAACTCGGTAAGCAGCGAGGACACGTATGAAGGATCGTATGACGAAAGACGAGCGATCATCTGGACGCTTCAGTTCACGCTAAAAGGTTACTACTATGGACCAACGTCTACGAAGAAGATCATCAAGTTTGTTGATGCAAACCTGTACACCGACACGACCGCCACACGTGCAGTTACCCAAATCAACGTTCAACCCGGTTTGACTGCAAACGGCCAACCTACAACCATACTCGCAAACAGTATCCCGTACGCTAACGTTAACATAGACGACGATTGGGCTTATATTGTGACCATAGAGGACCTATAACATGAGTAATGATCAAATAAGCAGATACCTTGGTTTACCGCCAATGGGAGTAATCCCTGATGCTGAAGTAGTTGAAGAGAAGAAGTCGGTTTCAGTCACGTCCCAGCACATCTCTAAAAACTTAGCGAAACAGTTGCCTAAAGAGCCTGAGACCAGGGTCGAGCAGGCAGAAAACGATTACGACTACGCTCGAAAGAACATGTACGACGTGATCGAGAAGGGAACGCAGGCCCTTGAAGAGTTGCTCGGTGTGGCGACTCAATCACAGCACCCACGAGCTTATGAAGTACTCGCGACTACAATGAAGACCCTCGTCGATGCAAACAAAGAACTCGTCGGCCTTTCGAAGAAGAAGGTCGAAGAAGAAAAGCTTAATGATGAACCTCAGACGAGATCTGGCGGTGTGACAAATAACAACCTATTCGTAGGCACAACGCATGATCTGCTGAAGGTTTTAGCAGACATGAGGAAAAATGCAAACTCCTAATAACGAACCCGAAAAGCAGAAGGGTTACCTAGGTAACAACCTTCTCAAACGTATCGGACAAGAACAAAATTGGACCACGGAACAGTTGTCAGAGATGGCAAAGTGTATGATGGATCCGATCTACTTCGCAGAGACGTACATCAAGATCGTTCACGTTGACCGTGGACTCATCAAGATGGAGATGTATGACTACCAAAAAGACATCGCCACAAAGATTTTCAACAACCGCCGTGTTGCTGTCCTGACCGCTCGTCAGGCAGGTAAAACCACGACCGCGGTTGCGATCATCTTACACTACGTTATCTTCAATGAACATAAAAACGTTGGCATCCTTTCAAACAAAGGTGAAGGCTCAAAGGAAGTTCTTGAGCGTATCAAACTTGCATACGAAAATCTACCAAAGTGGATGCAACACGGCATCCTAGAGTGGAACAAGAACTCCATCGAACTTGAGAACGGCTGTAAGATCTATGCAGGAACGACCACGTCTAGCTCGATCCGTGGTAAGTCTATCGCATTCCTTTACATCGACGAGTGTGCGTTTGTTGAAGGATACGACGACTTCTTCGCCTCCGTGTATCCTACCCTTTCGTCTGGTGAAGAGACCAAGCTACTCATGACTTCCACGCCAAACGGTCTTAACCACTTCTTTAAGATATGTGAAGGGGCAAAGCAAGGAACGAACGGATACCAATATGTCGAGGTGACATGGGACAAGGTTCCTGGTCGTGGACCATCTTGGAAACAGGAAACCCTCGAGGCACTCAACTTCGATACCGAGAAGTTTGCCCAGGAATACGAGGCACAGTTCCTCGGATCGTCTGGTACTCTTATCGACGGTGCGACCCTGAAGATGTTGCAGTCTTCGTTCAAAACTCCTCTTCATGAAGGTCAAGGCTTGAGTGTCTATGAGACACCGCAGAAGGGAAGAACCTACGTGGCCGTGGCCGACGTGTCCAGGGGAAAGGGTCTTGACTATTCGGCATTCCATATCTTTGACGTGAGTCAGATGCCTTACAAGCAGGTCGCGACTTACCGAAACAACTTGGTTACTCCGGTCGACTATGCCGACATCATCTATAGGACTACGAAGTCTTACAACGACGCGTACATCCTTGTAGAGATCAACGATATTGGTGGACAGGTTTCAGACACCTTGCACTTTGAGTTTGAGGTCGAGACCTTGTTATATACCGAGTCCGCGGGTAGGTCCGGTAAACGAATCTCCGGTGGTTTTGGTTCAAACGCAGACAAAGGGATCCGAACCACGAAGCAGGTAAAGGCTGTTGGTTGTTCAATCCTTAAACTACTTCTTGAACAGAAACAGTTGGTGCTTTCCGACTTCAACACTATTAACGAGTTGTCCACTTTCTCTAAAAGAGGCGTATCTTATGAGGCTGAATCTGGATGCCACGACGACCTTGTGATGTGTCTTGTGTTGTTCGCGTGGTTAAGCACACAGACGTTCTTCAAAGACATCACCGATATTAACACGATGATGAGGTTAAGGGAGAAGACCGACTCGGAGATTATGGAAGATTTGCTTCCGTTTGGATTAACGTACGACGACATTGAGACTTTTGAGCCCGCGTATATTCCGAGGCAAGACGGTTGGTTAAACGATTGGTAATTGTCTTTCTTATAAATAAAAGGAAGAAGTTACACGAAATAATGCTCATAAAAGGAGATAACCAACCATGGCATATCAATTAAGCCCAGGAATTAACGTATCTGAGATCGACCTTACTTCTGTCGTCCCAGCCGTGGCAACCACGACTGGTGCTATCGCAGGCGTTTTTGCATGGGGTCCAACCAATACACCAGTTTTAGTATCGTCTGAAACCGATCTTGTTAACAGATTTGGTGAACCAGTCACAGGCGTGAATACCGAGACGTTCTTCACCGCAGCAGACTTCCTTGCATACGGAAACTCGCTGTATGTAGTTCGTGTAAGCGATGGCGTAGCAGCAACGCCAAACACAGGTTCGACGTATGACACCTCAATCAGCGCAAAGTACCCAGGAACTTATGGTAACAGCCTCAGCGTTGCTATCATCGGTCCTACCGGTAACACGTCGCTACTTAGTGCCGGTTCTAAGTTTTACGCCGATAAACTCAGAACCCCAGCTACCGGAACAGTTAACGTCGTCGTCATGGATAAGACCGCTAACGTGGCTCTTGAAGTTTACGAATCGCTTTCAACTTCATCAACTGCATTCACCGAAGATGGCACCACGAACTATCTCGAAGAAGTGATTGCACAGAAGTCAAGATACGTCACCATTTCAGCAGCAGCAGTTACCTCAATCATTAGTGCTGGTTCGACCATCGCTGTCGACGAAGGTCTTGTTGGTGGTACGAACGGTGCTACAGAAACTTCGGTTACGGCATCTAACCTTATCGCTGGATACAACTACTTTGCAAGCCCTGAAGACATCGACGTTTCGTTGATCCTTGCCGGTAAGCCGATGGGTACCAACGCTGTCCAGGTCGCAAACCACATCATCGACAACATCTGCTCGGTCAGAAAGGATTGCATGGTATTCATCACGCCTTCTTCAAGCACCGGTGCAATGTCAACTGTTGGTAGCGAACTTACAGACATCACAACGTTTGCTAACAGAATAACTAACTCATCGTACGCCGTTATCGACTCAGGTTATAAGTACCGTTACGACCGTTACAACGACAGATATATTTACACTCCTCTCAACGGGGACATCGCTGGTCTGTGCGTAAGAACCGACGAGACTCGTGATCCATGGTTCTCACCTGCAGGTTACAACAGAGGTTTAATCAAAAACGTCATCAAACTTGCTTACAACCCTAAAAAGGCTGACCGTGACGCGCTTTACAAGCTTGGTGTAAACCCTGTTATCACACAACCTGGACAAGGAACACTTCTGTTCGGTGACAAGACTCACTTGACCACCAACTCTGCGTTTGATAGAATCAACGTTCGCCGCCTATTCATCGTTCTTGAGAAAGCAATCTCAAGAGCTTCTAAGTCTACACTCTTCGAATTCAACGATGCCTTCACTCGTGCACAATTCAAGAATATGGTTGAACCTTTCCTTAGAGACGTCCAGGGTCGTCGTGGTATCTATGACTTTAAGGTTGTATGTGACGAAACAAACAACACGGCACAAGTCATTGATAGCAACTCTTTTGTCGGTGACATCTACGTTAAACCAGCGCGCGCAATCAACTTCATTCAACTCAACTTCGTCGCAGTTAGAACTGGCGTAGAGTTTAATGAAATCATTGGTCAACGCTAAGGTATAAATATAGAAAGATAAGGAGAATCTAAAATGGCTTTCAATATTAACGACCTTAGATCACAACTAACATTTGGAGGAGCGAAAGCCTCGCTCTTCCAGGTACAAATCACCAACCCGGTTAACGGTCTTGCGGACATCAAAGTTCCTTTCATGGTAAAGGCTTCCTCTATCCCTGCAAGCACGTTGAGCACAATCGAGGTTCCATACTTTGGTCGTAAGATCAAACTTGCTGGAAACAGAACGTTTGCTGAATGGTCCGTCACCGTCATCAACGACGAAGACTTCTTGATTCGTAACGCTATGGAAAACTGGATGGCTTCAATCAACAGTCACCGCGGAAACATTACGAACTTGGCTTCGGCATCACCTCTTCAATATAAAGCTCAGGCGCAAATCACTCAGTTCTCTAAGACTGGTGCTGCTCTTCGTACATATGAATTTAACGGACTGTTCCCTGTAGATGTTGCAGCGATGGAAACTAACTGGGAATCTGACGGTATTCAGGACTTTAACGTGACTTTCCAGTACGACTGGTGGAGCGTAAACGGTGGCATCACCGGCGATGCTGGTACACAGGCCTAAGTGAAACGAGAGCAATAGCTTTCAATATAGAAATGATCTAAGGATAACAAACTAATGCAGCTATTTGGCTTCGAAATAAAGCGAAAAGAGGAAGCGAAGGATCAAGTTAGATCCTTCGCCGAACCTACTAATGATGACGGAGCCATTTCAGTCGCGACTGGTGGCGCACAGAGTTCATTCGTGGACTTGGACGGTACAGCAAAGACCGAAGCCGAACTTGTAAACCGTTATCGCGGAATGCTTCAGCAACCTGAAGTTCAATCCGCGGTAGACGACATTGTGAACGAAGCAATCACTATTTCTGATGAAGAAAGTGTGGTTGAGTGTGTTACCGACGACATCGAAATGCCTGATACTATCCGTAAAAAGATCCGTGAAGAGTTTGAAAACGTTCTTATGCTTCTCGACTTTTCTAACCAAGGTTATGATATTTTTCAACGTTGGTATGTCGATGGTCGTATAAACTATCACATCGTTATTGATGAGTCTGCCCCTAAAAAGGGCATAGTCGAACTTCGTTACATCGACCCGCGTAAGATTAGAAAGATCCGTGAGTTTGAACGTCAAAGGGTTGATGGAACAAACTTCGCCGTTAAGAAGGTGAAGGCCGAGTACTACATGTATTCGGAAAGAGGATACGACGGTCAGTCTGCAAACGTTCTTGGAGCCACCGATTCGATTCAGGGCTTGAAGATCGCCAAGGACTCGATCATTCACTGTAATTCTGGTGTGCTGAATGAGAGAAACACAGTTGTTCTCTCTTATTTGCATAAGGCATACAAGCCTTTGAACCAACTTCGTATGATGGAAGACGCCGCAGTTATCTACAGAATCTCACGTGCCCCAGAACGTAGAATCTTCTATATCGACGTCGGTAACCTTCCAAAACTGAAGGCTGAACAGTATCTTCGTGATATGATGGTCAACCACAAGAACAAACTCGTCTATGACGCTGCGACAGGCGAGATGAGAGACGATCGCAAGTTCATGACGATCACGGACGACTTCTGGCTTCCTCGCCGTGAAGGTGGACGTGGTACAGAAATTACCACCCTTCCTGGTGGTCAGAACCTAGGTGAACTCGACGACATTATGTACTTCCAAAAGAAGTTGTACAAGTCATTGAACGTTCCAATCTCGCGTATGGAACCAGAGACAGGTTTCTCACTTGGTAGAGCCTCTGAAATCTCCCGCGATGAAGTCAAGTTTGCAAAGTTTATTCGTCGTCTTCGTGCTCGCTTCACTATCCTTTTCGATAAGGCACTTGAAAAGCAACTGATCCTCAAGGGTATCATTAAGCCTGAAGAGTGGGATCTTATCAAGGACAAGATCCGTTACAACTTCATGAATGATAACCATTTTGAAGAGTTGAAGGAAGCTGAAATCCTTCGTGACAGATTGAGTATTCTAGCCGATATAAGTAATTACACCGGTGATTACTTCTCTAAAGAGTGGGTTCGTAAGAATGTACTCCATATGAGCGAAGACGACATTGAAGAAATTAAGAAACAAATTGATCAAGAAGTTAAGGATGAGCCTCCGGCAGAAGAACCCGTGACACCGCCTGGACCTCTCGATTCAAACCCACCACAACCAAATAATGTACCATCCAAATAAGGAGACTAACATGTCAATTAAAGATCTAATTGCAGCGGCATATAACAAAGACGCTACTGCGTTTGAATCAGCATTTCAGTCAGTCATGCAAGACAAGGTCTCTGCTGCTGTTCAAACTGCGTTTACCGCTGAGGAAGCTGAAGAAGACCTTGACGAAGAAGTCGAACAGATCGACGAACTTTCAGATGACAAGCTTAAGGACTATCATGCTAAAGCCGGAGCAGATCGCCAAAAAGCGAAGGCTGAAGCTGAAAAAGGATTTACCGCAAAGAAGTTTACTCCTGCAAGCGTTCAGAAAACAACTGACGCATATAAGCGTTTTGTTAAGCGCGGTAAGGGTATGACTGCTGCAGCCAATAAAATGTCTGAAGAAGTCGAAGAACTTGACGAGCTTTCGAACAAAACTCTCGCATCCTATACAAATAAAGCCGCTGATTCTATGGCTAATGCTGCACATAGTCTTGGCAAAAAGTCAGAGCGTTCCGATGAAGTAGATCGCATGACAAACCGTCATATGCCAGACAAGTATACTGTACGCGACAACATGAAAAAGGTTCTTGACGCTGATGAGAAATCACAGAGAAAAGATCGTAAAGTAATTGGTAAGCGCATTACTGGTATTGCGCAAGCTACAAAAAGACTTTCAAAGTAATAGGTAGTCAAATGAAAACCATTAAGCAAATTTTAGAAACTACATACATGCCTAAGGGCGGTGACGAGAAGAAATTCTGGGACAAGCATGTACGTAAGTTGCTTGACCATCCTGTTGCCGAACCGACACAGTTCAAGGCAAGTACAAAGAAGTCAAAAACAAATCCTGCTAATCGTGACGAAGCATCAAGTGAAGGTGTTTATGAAGCAGCGTTCAACGATACTTCGGTACACACTAAGCGTGCGGACAAAGAGCCTGTAATCTCGAGAGGCATTGATCCTGTCACTCGCAAGGGGATTAACGTTGTTAAGAAAGCCGCTACCGGGGAAATTAAGATTGGTGAAGAAGTCGAACAGATCGACGAACTTTCAAAGAAGACTATTGGCTCTTATGCTAAGAAAGCATCATTTGATGCAGCTAAACATGCTCTAAAATATGGCACACAAGGCGAGCCCGAAAGCTTTAGAAAAGCTGCCCAAAGATTAAAGGGTGTCGAAAAAGCTACTGATAAACTTACCAAGGAAGAAGTTGACCTTGATGAAGCGCTCAGTACTAATGACTACTCGACTCATGGTGTTAAGTCTCAGTTCGGTGGTTACCGCGCAGAGATCAAGCATAAGACTAAAGGCCATACTATGTATTCTGGCGGCCATTCATATGACACTGCTGAAAAGGCAAAGGGTGAAGCTGACGCGTATCTGAAAGGTTACTCTGGTGTAATGGGTAACGATATACATGCAGGGACTCTTGCGCGTAATCACGCAATGGCGCACGCCGTCGCAGGACCTTTCGCTAAGAAACCTGTGAAAGAAGATCTTGACGAGAAGGTTGATAACCCATACGCAGTTGGAATGGCAGCAGCCATGAAAGCGACCGGTGACCATCCTCCTCTGAAGAAGTCGACCATCATGAAGGGTCACGAGATCGCAAAGAGCATCAAGGCTGAAGCAATGGATCCTGTTGGTAAGGAAGACTCCGACATCAACAACGATGGAAGCGTTAACAAAACCGACAAGTACCTACACAACCGCCGTAAGGCGATTGGCAAGGCTCTTGCTGGCGCTACCGCTAAGCCAAAGAGTCAAGTCTCTTTACCAAAAGCTCCTTGGAAAGAGGAAGTTGATCTTGACGAAGCAAAATCTGAAGATGATTGGGTACATATCAATCACGCTGGATCGTTCCATAATCCTAAAAAAGATACAATCGTAGGATATAGTAAAGCGACAAAAGACGCGCCTAAACTTAAAACAGGCGCAAACGGTGCAATGCGAGTTGGGACGGCAAAGAAAAAAGGTTATGTGATCGAAGAAGTCGATCTTGACGAAGCAAAGGCTGTAGGCAAATCTTCAAAAGAATCTTCAGAAGCTAACCATGACGCGTACAAGGCAACAACTAAGAACAAAGAAGAATTCAAGGAAACTGCTGATCAACTCGACGAACTTTCACCAAACACGCTTCACTCCTACACCAAAAAGGCAGCGCTATCACTCGCTGGTAATGCTTCCGGTATTGGCATGGCGGTTGGTTCTGGTAAGAATCCGCACAAGGACCTAACTCGTTGGACGACTAATCGTGTTAGAGGTATCACTTCTGCTTCTGGTCGTCTTTCGGATAAGGCAAACGCCGTACACGAGGAAACAGAACAACTCGATGAGATTGGTGATACTCCAGCTGGTAGAAAAGCTCTTAAGGCTGTAATTGCAAGAGCACCTGAAAAAGCAGCAAATGCTCGTCTAAAATCAGATCTTCTTGGTCGTCGTCAATTTGATGCTGACGTGAGTCATCAAAATTCAGAACTATACGGCAAGGCATCTGACAAAGCTTACAAGAAGTATCAACACACTGTAAAAAGTGCTGCACGCGCTGTCGACCGTTTGACCAAAGAAGAAACTGAGCAGGTTGACGAAGTTTCAAAGGCTTTGCTTGGAAGATATATCAAAAAGGCAAAAACCGATGTTGCTGGCAAGGCGTATCAACTAGGCGCTAGAGATCCACTTAAACCACAAGCAAGTTGGTCAAAGACTTTAGGCAGAGAAAAACAAATCGATAAAGCCGTAGATCGTCTTACAAAAGAAGAAGTTGACCAGCTTGATGAGCTTTCACCAAAGACTCTTGGATCTTATATCAAGAAGGCAAGTATGAGAGTTGCGAGTAAATCAAACCACGCGGGTGAGATTGAAGGCAGAGGTGATAGCAATATTACACCGGCAGCTAGATCAACTTTGACAAAGCTTAACAGAAAGACCGTGAACAGTTTGACCGGTATTAGTAGAGCAACAAACCGTCTTACTAAGGAAGATCTTGACGAGGCTTTCAAAGCTGGTGCAATGACTCTCAAGGACGGATCATCGGTAACTCTTACAAAAGAGTCTGCTGAGTCGCTTAATTCTCTATTCACCCAGTTGAATCCAACAAACAAGTCAAAGATGGAAGAGCGTCTCATGTCAAGTCCAAAGGGTTATAACGAGATCCTTAGCTTTGCGGAGAATATTAATGGCTGATTACATTAAGGTCAAATCTACCGAGATTAGTTTTACTGCAGCTAATACCGTAAACAGTGCCAACGTCGTTAGGGTTTATGCCCCATCGGCGTCGGTGCTTACGTTTGCAAATACCGGTGGAACAATCGGCACCTACACTATGGGTGCCGGTACAGAACAGTTCTTTGTTAAAGAGCGTACCGACACCATTGCGGCTACAGTAGCGGTTAATGCCGTAGCTGTCTCTTATAAATAATAAGCAAAAGGAGCAGCTAAAATGGCACTATTAATCAAAGACATAGTTGAAGATGTTCAATATATTACCGAAGCAAATGAAAAAGGTGAGAAGAATACTTTCATCGAAGGTATCATCATGCAGGGTGACATTAAGAACCGCAACGGTAGAATCTATCCATCAAGCGTTTTGATGAGAGAGATGGGACGTTATAACGAAAACTATGTGTCTAAAAACCGGGCGTTTGGTGAACTTGGTCACCCACAGGGTCCGACCATCAACCTCGATCGTGTTTCGCACATGTTCACTGAACTTAAGTCAGACGGATCTAACGTAGTTGGCCGTGCTAAAATCGTTGATACTCCAATGGGTGATACGGTAAAGGGTCTGATTAAGTCAGGCGCTCAACTCGGTATCTCTTCTCGTGGTATGGGTTCTGTGAAACCTAACAAACAAGGTATCATGGAAGTTCAAGACGACTTCATGCTTGCGACTGCCGGCGACATCGTAGCTGATCCTTCAGCCCCCGATGCTTTCATCAAAGGCATCATGGAAGGTGTTGAGTGGATCTATGACGTTGCTTCTTCTTCATGGAGAGCAGCTAACGAGTTCGATCGCATCGAAGAGCATGTGAAGAATAACTATAAGCAGATCGATGAAGCAGCTGCTGCGGACATCTTCAAGAAGTTCTTGAATAGCTTATAACAAAAACCGTATTCTTATAAATACTATTAATTACCATAAAGGAGAACCAAAATGGATGACCTAAATGAAAAAAAGGCTACTGGTGAAGAGTCATACTCTGCTGATCCAGTGGTAGGCGCTGGCGGTCCTGTAAAGAATCGTAACGGCGACGTAAAGAAGAAAGTTGACCCAGTTGCTGACGACATCGAAAAGAACGTCAAGACTCCTATGGGCACAAACAACGCTGGACTTCATGAAGCGATCGCTGCGCTCTTTGGCGACACTGATCTTTCAGAAGACTTCAAGGCAAAGACAGTAACCATTTTCGAAGCAGCAGTGCACGAAAAGGTTGAGGCAGCTCGTGCAGAAATCGCAGAAGAATTTGAAGCGGTTCTTGAAGAGCAGACAGAAGCCATCGTTGAAGACCTTACCACCAAGCTTGACGCGTACCTAGACTACGTTGTTGAAAACTGGATGGCTGAAAACGAAGTTGCTCTTGAAACCGGTTTCAAGGTTCAAGTTGCTGAATCACTATTTGATGGACTTAAATCGCTTATGTCCGAGCACAACATGGCAGTCGACGAAGAAACCGTTGACGTCGTTGCTGCTATGGAAGAGCAAGTCGCAGAATCAAACGCTAAGTACAACGACCTCTTTGAAGAGATGATTGCACTTCGCGAAGAAAAAGAAATGCTTCAAAAGAATGCCGCACTTGCAGCACTCTCAGAAGGTATGGTCGCAACCGACGCTGAAAGATTCAGAGTCCTTGCTGAAGGTGTAAACCACGAATCAGTAGAAGACTTTGTAGCTAAGCTTGAAACAATCAAGGAAGGCTATTTCGCTGAATCAGTAGCTCGCGCTGAAGATCAATCAGATCTTCTTGAGGAAGAAGTTGAAGATACTAAAGCACCGGTTCTTTCAGAATCAGTCGCTGCGTACGTCGCTTCGCTAAATAAGTTCGGCAAAAACTAATTCTTATAAATAACTATATCTAATCCATCAAAGGAGAAACTAAAATGAGAAATGAAGACTTGATGAAAAAGTGGGGCCCTGTGCTTGAGCACAACGCTCTGCCAGGAATTAAAGACTCACACAGAAAGTCGGTCACGGCACAGCTTCTCGAGAATACCGAGATTGCTCTTAAGGAAGGCTCAAGCTATTCGCCTAGCTCGTTCCTTACTGAAGCTCCAGTGAACGCAACCGGTGTGGCACAGAACTACGACCCAGTGCTTATCAGCCTCGTTCGTCGTGCAATGCCTAACCTCATCGCTTACGACATCGCTGGCGTTCAGCCAATGACTGGTCCAACCGGACTTATCTTTGCGATGCGTTCGAACTACGCTAACACCACCGCAGCAACCGGCGAAACCTTCTACAACGAAGTTAACACCGCGTTCTCCGGTACGGGTACGATGGCTGGTACAACCGGTACGTTCTCAACCGCAAACACCGGTACGGGTATGTCAACAGCAGCTGCTGAAGCTCTTGGTGACGGCGCTGGTACTGACTTCGCACAGATGTCGTTCAGCATTGAAAAAGTGTCCGTAACTGCAAAGTCACGTGCTCTCAAGGCAGAATACACAACTGAACTCGCACAGGACCTTAAGGCTATCCACGGTCTTGACGCTGAGTCAGAGCTTGCAAACATGCTTCAGGCTGAACTCCTTGCAGAAATCAACCGTGAAGTTGTTCGTACTGTGTACAACACCGCTGTGACTGGTGCTCAGACCGGTACTGCTACTGCAGGTATCTTCGACCTTGACGTCGACGCAAACGGCCGTTGGTCAGTTGAAAAGTTCAAGGGACTTATGTTCCAAATTGAACGCGAAGCTAACCAAGTCGCAAAAGACACCCGTCGTGGTAAGGCTAACATCCTCATCTGCTCTTCTGACGTAGCTTCTGCTCTTCAGATGGCTGGTGTTCTGGATTACACCCCAGCTCTTAACAGCAACTCACTCAACGTTGACGACACCGGCAACACCTTCGCTGGTGTGCTTAACGGTCGCTTCCGCGTGTACATCGACCCATATGCTGGTGCAAACTACATGGTCGTTGGCTACAAAGGTTCTTCAACGTTCGACGCTGGTCTCTTCTACTGCCCATACGTTCCGCTACAAATGGTTCGCGCAGTTGGCGAAAACAGCTTCCAGTCAAAGCTTGGCTTCAAGACTCGCTACGGCATGGTTGCTAACCCATTCGCACAGGGCCTTACCGCTGGTGCTGGTGCTATCACCGCAAACAGCAACCTCTACTACCGTAGAGTGCGTGTTACCAACATTCTCTAATAAAGAGAATCGGGTTAACCGATCAAATCTCAAACTGGGACTCCTTCGGGAGTCCCTTTTTTTATTCTGTGATTCCTTATAAATATACACAGTACTGTACCAAATGTCAATAGGGATAATATGCAACAGAACTTTCTTTCACCGGCAGGGTTTAGATTCTCCATCAAGAGACTGCCAAACGTTTCGTTCTTCATTCAGGCAGCAACCATTCCTGGAATCACGATGAATGCCATCGAGTATCCTACCCCATTTAAGACCCTAGAGTTTGCATCAAGCAAACTTAACTTTGAGCAGTTCACCGTTAATATCCGTGTGGACGAATACATGGACAGTTACAACGAGATCTTTAACTGGATGGTAGGTTTGGCTCCAACTAAGTCTTTCGATCAATACACTACTTTGAAGAACAGCGATGCGGGTCTATATTCGGACGCTTCATTGATCGTACTCAATAGCAAACAGAACCCTGCACTCGAGGTAGTGTTCAACGACATTTTCCCGGTTGCACTCGGTAGTATTGCCCTAGATACCACACAGTCGACCATAAACTACGTCTCGTGTGACGTCACCTTTGGACACAACGGATACAAGATTAATCGCATAAACGGTTGACATTTTCCGCGAGTTGTAGTACTGTAGTATGTCAACCATCGGAGAGTGATTATGGATATTGAAGCGATCTACAGTGAATGGGCCAAAGATGGCGAGATCGACCAGACAAATGTGTCTCGAGCAGTCACAGACATCCCAAAACTGCACAATAAATACTTCAAGTTGTACGTAGATGAAGGCCTCAAGTTGAAGAAGCTTAAGGCAGAGTACAAGATTCTTTGGAAACTCAAGGGCGAATACTATCGCGGTGAGTTAGACGAAGAGGAACTCAAGCAAAACGGATGGAAGCCTCAGGCCCTACGTATCCTTAAGGCAGACGTTCCATCATACCTAGAGGCAGATCCAGAGGTGGTTAAGAAGTCTCTGTTGATCGGTCTTCAAGAAGAAAAAGTCGCATATTTAGAATCAATCGTTAAACATATTAGTAATAGGAATTTCCTCCTGAAAACGATCGTTGATTGGGAGAAATTTAGAACAGGCGCATAATGGATTTAGTACACGTTGAGAAAGTCAATGAAGTATTTGTGAGAGTCGTGGCTGAACCATCGATCAAGATGGAAATGTCAGAATACTTCACGTTTGAAGTTCCAGGGGCAAAGTTCATGCCCGCAGTCAGAAATAAAGTTTGGGACGGCAAAGTAAGACTTCTCAACACGATGACCGGTTATATCTACCACGGTCTAGTTGCTCATATCCAAAGGTTTTGTGAGAAAAACGGCTACGAGTGTACACTTGATAAGTCGATAGTGAACACCGAGATCGTTCCAGATAACTATGCAGAAGAGATCGCTAAAGAGGTTGAGGCAGCCTTCGAAGTTCGCGACTATCAGGGAGAGGCGGTAAACCACGCTATACGCAACAACCGCGCGTTGTTCCTTTCACCTACCGCATCTGGCAAGTCCTTCATCATATTCCTGATCATGTGCCATTACCTGATGCTCGATAAGAACATCTTGATCGTGGTTCCTACCACGTCTCTTGTCGACCAGATGGCTTCCGACTTTGTTGAATACAACAAGGGGCGCAAGATGGACATCCATAAGATCCGCGGTGGCATGGAAAAAATATCCGAAGCCAGAATCACGATCACGACTTGGCAGTCCATCTACAAGATGAAGAAAGAGTTCTTCGAGAAGTTTGATGTAGTCTTCGGTGATGAAGCACACAACTTCAAAGCTAAGTCTCTCACATCTATCCTCGAGAAGATGCCGCATGTCAAGTATCGATTCGGTCTTACAGGTACGCTCGACGGAACTCTGACCAACAAGCTGGTACTCGAAGGACTTTTCGGACCCGTTTATCAGGTTATCAAGACGAAGAAACTGATCGATGATAAGGTCCTTGCCGCGTTCGACATCAAGGCCATTGTTCTGAAGTACTCTGACGAGACCAGAAAGGCGAACAAGGGTAAGACCTATCAGGAGGAGATCGACTGGATCGTTCGTAACCAAGCTCGTAACACATATATCAGGAACCTTGCGTGGAACCTGAAAGGCAACACCCTCATACTCTTCCAATACGTCGATAAGCACGGTCAGGTTCTTTACGACATGCTGAACAAGTCTGAGGAACATGCTGTACATTTCGTCCACGGGGGCGTGGGTACGGACGAGCGTGAGGCCATACGCCTGGACGTACGTAAGACGAGAGGCAACATCATTTGCGCCTCATACGGTACGTTTAGTACAGGTATAAATATTCCAGAGTTGGACAACCTAATATTTGCTTCTCCCTCAAAGGGTCGCATCAGAAACCTACAGTCCATCGGACGCGTCTTACGCAAGGGTAACGACAAAACTTCTGCAACTCTATATGACATAGCCGATGACCTTCAATGGAAAAATACTCAGAACTTTGCTGTAAGGCACTTCGTGGAAAGAGTGAAGATCTACACTGATGAAGGATTCGACTTTAAGATTTACAACGTAGATGTAAAGGGATGACGAATGCAACTGATCCATATCAAGATGAAGAACGGTGAAGATCTGTTAGGCTACTTGGTATCTTCTACAGACCATCATATTGAGATAAACACTCCTATAGCTGTCGACATCGAACCGTCACTCGGGTTCTTCGCAAAGTCATGGTTGATGCTGTCAGAGGACAACTCCGTAAGACTTTCAAAGGAAGACTACATGTTCTGGTCTAAAGCCAACAAGAGGGCTACAGAGTACTATGACGAGTTCATGCACCGTCTGGCCGACAAACCTGACGACCGCACAGAGTCAGAGTATACGAACGACCTTGAAGAGGTTTTTTCGGCACTGATGGAATCGAAAGCATCTATCAAACACTAACCATATTCAAAGACCATATATGGATTATACCTACTTAAGTTCAAGTGTCAACAGAAAAGTGCGCTTGAATAAGTAGTTGACATTATTGCATTATAGTGTTATACTAACAGAAACACATAAAAGGAGGGAGCATGGCCCTTACGAAAAAGAAGCCACGGAACTACGTGAACAACGCAGAGTTCCTTGCAGCGATGGTTGTATACAAGAAGGCGGTCCGAGAGGCCGAGGACTGTGGAGAACCACCACCACGAATTCCTAACTACATCGGCGTCTGTCTCTATGATATAGCTAACCGTTTGGCGTACAAACCAAACTTCATCAACTACACGTACAGAGATGATATGGTAGCGGATGGGTTGGAGAACGCCATCATGTGCATCAACAACTTTGATCCGGCTAAGTCCAGCAACCCGTTTGCGTACTTCACGCAGGTGGTATGGTTCGCTTTCATCCGTCGCATCCAGAAGGAGAAGAAGCAGACATATATCCGTCACAAGGTGCTCGAAAACGCCATGTTGACTGACACCGCCTTTCAACATGATGATAATAGTGACTTCGGTAGTTCTTCGATGAAAGAACTTACGAACGACTACATCAACGACTTCGTCGAAAAGTACGAGGCGAAGATGGAGACGAAGAAGAAGGTCGTGAAGAAGAAAAAGGGACTCGAGGAGTTCTACGTCGAGGTTCCGGAAGATCTGGAGAACGATGATTGAAAGTAGCAGTGATTACAGACCAACACTTCGGTGTCAGAGGCGACAGTAACCTGTTCCTTGACTACTATGAGAAGTTCTATCGTGACGTGTTCTTTCCTACCCTTGACGCCAAGGACATCAAGGTCGTTCTCGACCTAGGCGATACGTTTGACCGCAGGAAGTACATCAACTATCTGACCCTGCGTCGTGCTAAAGAGATGTACTTCGACGAGTTGCAGCGAAGAGGGATCACGGTCTACTCCATCGTTGGTAACCACACAACATATTTCAAAAACACAAACGAGACCAACTCGATGGAACTCCTCTTGAAGGAGTATCCAAACTATAAGGTGTACATCGACGAACCCGTCACCATCACACTCGGTAGTTGTGACGTCATGCTTTCGCCTTGGTTATGTCCGAGTAACTTTGAAGCCTCATTCAAAGCTTTCAAGGAAACGTCGGCTAAGATCGTGATGGGACACTTTGAGTTTGCAGGGTTTGAGGTGATGAAGGGTCAACTTCAAGATCACGGCCTTGAGACGACTGACTTCAAGAAGTTTTCGGCCGTGTATTCTGGCCATTACCACCACCCGTCGTCTCACGAGAACATCACCTATCTCGGTGCACCTTACGAGATGACTTGGACCGATTATGACGGAAAGCGGGGGTTTCACCTGTTCGACACCGAGACGTTGGACATGGAGTTTATCAAGAACCCGTACAGCATCTTCCATAAGATCACGTACGACGACGTCGACATGACGCTCGAAGACATCAATGAACTCGACGTTTCGATGTTGACATCCACGTACGTTAAGGTTATAGTGAAGAACAAAAATAATCCTTACACATTTGACATGTTTATTGACAAGCTTCAGTCTTCCGGCTGTGCGGACATTAAGGTCGTTGAAGACCACCTGAACTTCGAGTCCCTGAATAGTGATGAGTTGATCGATGAGGCACAGGACACCATGTCCCTGCTAAGTAACTATGTCGATAGCATGGAAATCAAAGCAAACAAAGAAAAGGTTACGGGTTTCCTCAGGGACCTGTACCAGGAGGCTATGAGTCTATGAAGACAAAGATCGTTGAGCGAAAGCTTGAGGATGGGTCGACAGAATACGGCGTACAATACCACGACGGTCACATCAAGTGGTTCGCTTCACTGCCACATGCTCAATACGCGTATGGAAAGAATCTTTACAAGAAAAAGCATAAGGTTACTGCATGATATTTTTTACTGAAGTTCGTTACAAATCTCCAAGTGTATAAATACTTCTAACAGGAGGTATTTATGGTATTACTAGATGAAGACGTTGTTAGAACTATGCATTTGCGCGTAAAAGATGTAGCTGATCAATACAAGGTAAGTGTTGCTACCGTTAATAGGGCAAGGAAGAGGCTGAACTTAAAACCTACAGCGTTCGGTAGAGGTAGACCTAAAACTAACTTTATGGTGGAAAAACCATGTCCAAGTTGTAATACTCTATTTACAGCTTGGTCCAAATACTGTAGTGTTTCATGCTATATAAAAGACAGGCCCAAACCTTCTGAAAGTGCATCAAAGAAAATTTCAGAAAAGGCAAAATTAAGATGGCAGTCTCCAACGGATGATATGTTGCGTGGCATCGAAAAGAGAAAACTTGAAGATCTATCTGAATATAAACATTACAGAAATAGACTAAAGACCTTAACTGAAAAAACATATTTGGAGAACGTGGATACTATTAATCCAAATAACTATAAACGAGGAATTGCTGGAATAGATGGCCACTACCATTTGGATCATATAATACCAGCTAGGTTTGGGTTTGAGAATAACATTCCGGTAGAGGATCTTTCACGAAAAGAAAACCTACAGATGTTACCATGGAGAGAGAATATTGTTAAAGGTAGGACGCACAATAGTGAAGTGGAATAATAATGCTATTTTTTACTGAAGTGAGATACCGTAATATCCTTTCGACGGGTAACACTTGGAACGTAATCAACTTGAGTCGCAATAAATCTACGTTGATTGTTGGCGAGAATGGTGCTGGAAAGTCGACCATTCTCGACGCAATCTCTTTTGCTTTGTACGGTAAAGCTTTTCGTAAGATCAACAAGCCTCAGTTGATGAACTCCATCAACCAACGTGACATGATGGTCGAGGTCTCATTCACCTCGAACGGTTCTGACTACGTTATCAAACGTGGAATGAAGCCGAACATCTTTGAGATTTGGAAAGGCAGTGAGTTACTCAACCAAGATGCCTCGTCTAGAGACTATCAGGCGTATCTCGAAGAGAACATCTTGAAGATGAACTACAAGTCCTTCGGTCAGGTAGTCGTACTCGGAAGCTCAACGTTTGTTCCGTTCATGCAACTTCCGGCTCAACATCGTCGTGAGGTGATTGAAGACCTACTCGACATCCAGATCTTTAGTACGATGAACAACCTCTTGAAGGAGAAGGTGTCGACAAACAAGACAGACACGGTCGAGATTAAGTACCAGATCGAGATGATCAAGAACAAGATCCAGGCCGCAGAGGAACACAACGAGTCTATCCGAAAACTTAAGGAGGATGAGGTCCTTCGCGTTAAGGAAAAGATGCGTGAGAAGATCGCCCTCATCGAGAGTGAGGAGAAGTTTGCCGATGCTCTTGACGAACAGATCGCTGAGACGATAGGTACCATCTCCGACAAGCAGGGATGTAAGACCAAGATCGAAAAGTTTAAGTCCATCAAGAGTGAACTCGATACGAAACTGGCCACACTGTATAAGGAAGTGAAGTTCTATGATGCGCATGACAATTGTCCAACGTGTAAACAGGGTATTGAGCATGACTTTAAGCAATCAACAGTCGGCGAAAAGTCTAACAAAATTTCTGAGATTGAAAACGCCTTACATGCGCTTGGTGAAAAGATCGGGACTGTCGAGTCACGGCTCGAAGAAATTTCCACCGTTGAGTCAACTCTACATTCACTCAGTCTTTCTCGCAATGATCATTCCGCCAACATACGAATCGCCAAGTCGGCGCTTGTTGGACTTAAAAAGGAACTTGACGACGCTGAAAAATTTGCATCTGAAATCGACACCGCAAAGATCGACTCCTATCAAGAAGAACACAGAGCACACATCGAGCGTCAAAAGAAACTCCACGAGGATAAGGAAACCCTCGCGATAGTCGGATCCATGCTGAAGGATGGTGGGATCAAAACCCGCATCATCAAACAGTACGTTCCGATCATGAATAAATTGATAAATAAATATCTCGCGGCTATGGACTTCTTCGTTGACTTCCAACTCGACGAAAGCTTCAACGAAAAGATCCTGAGTCGTTTCCGTGACGAGTTCTCTTACTCGTCCTTCTCTGAAGGCGAGAAGCTTCGTATCGACTTGGCCCTTATGTTCACATGGAGAGCGGTGTCAAAGCTTCGCAACTCCGTAACGACAAACCTTCTGATCATGGACGAGGTTCTTGACGGATCGCTCGATCAGGCCGGTACAGACGAGTTCTTGAAGATCATCAACGAGTTAACCGGAGACTCAAACGTGTTCATCATCAGCCATAAGGGTGACTCGTTACATGATAAGTTTGACCATGTGATTAAATTTGAGAAGGTGAAAAACTTTAGTCGAATGGCAGCATAAGGAGAAACTATGAGCAAATGGAACATTGACGCATCTGACGATACTTTCATGAGACCGCAGATGTACAAACACAAGAAGACTGGAGGTCTTTACACGATCCTTCATGAAGGACTTGAAGTGACCGGAGACGAAGGGGTTCCTTCGATAGTATACTGTAACGGTAGCGGTAAAGTTTTCATTCAGGCTAAGTCAAGATTCGAAGACGGGAGATTTGAAAAACTATGACACTAGATGCAATCCAAGATATGATCAAAAACATAAGCGACCGAATCCACGTCTTAGAGTCTGAGCGTGTCGCTGAAAAATACATTCAGCCGCTGTACCAGGAACGATCGAAACTATTGAAGATGGTTACCTCTGCGGAAGGCGCACGATGAGGGTCGGGTTTACCTGTTCTACATTTGATCTACTTCACGCTGGCCACATAGCCATGCTTCGTGAAGCAAAGGATCAATGTGACTATCTTATCTGTGGCTTGCAGGTAGACCCGTCGATAGATCGTAAGGAAAAGAACAAACCAGTACAGACGTTGGTGGAAAGATTCGTTCAACTTTCAGCAGTCAAGTATGTCGATGAGATCGTTCCTTACGTCACAGAAGAAGATTTGGTTGACATTCTTGGAATGTATGATATAACGGTAAGGATACTCGGTGATGAATACAAGGATCGTGACTTCACCGGTAAAGACATATGTCAAAAACGTGGCATAGACCTATACTTCAACAAGCGAGACCATCGCTTCAGTAGCTCAGGTCTACGCAAACGTGTATATGAACTCGAGAACAAATTCAAAGGTATTGAAGGGGATTAATCATGAGCACTAACTGGGTACAAGACATCAGTGATATGCATGCTAAGTTCGGTGTCCACAAGTGGGTGGCCGAAAAGATCGCTAAGAACGACTATGAGTCGTTGCGTACGTTCATGCAGTTTCGTATCGACTTCCTGAAGGAAGAGTTGACTGAAACTACCAACGCGTTTGAGGCTTCAGACGCCGAAGAGATCATCGATGGTTTGATCGACCTGTGCGTCGTTGCAATCGGTACGTTGGACGCTTTCGGTGTAGATGCACATAAGGCGTGGGACGCGGTTCATGAGGCAAACATGTCGAAGGAACCAGGCGTAAAGCCTTCTCGTCCGAACCCGCTCGGTCTTCCCGATCTGATCAAGCCTGAAGGTTGGACCGCTCCTTCGCACAAAGGTAATCACGCAATCGTGGAAATTATTTGAAAAAAGTGCACTTTTGCTGTGTACAACACCTATGCGTCTGTGTATAACAGAATAGTAAGACAAAACAAAGCAAGGTGTGAAGATGAACAAGATCGCAAAATTCGACCGTGACTCTCTGAAGATGCTTCGTGCAGAAATGCAGTCTCTGCTGACCAAATACGGTGTCGACATGAACCTCGAGTTCAACGTCGGTAACATGAAGTTCAGCGAAGCAGAAGTTGAGATCAAAGTCTCTGCGAAAATCGCCGGTGCAAAGACCTTCAGCAACGTGATCCTTGAGTCGCGTGTCGCTGCTCTCGGTCTGAAGATGAAGAACGCTCTCGGTGACGAACTTGTCGACTACAACTCGAAAGCCTACAAGATGCCGTTCGTCTACATCAACGCTCGTGACGGTAAGCGTTACAAGTGTGACGAGCGCACCGCGAAGCTGCGGTTTGCATAATCGAAAGAGAGGGGTTGACATTCAGCCCCTCTTTTACTATATGTGAGGTATATCATGGCACGCACCCCTAACTATCGTTACACCGTTAAGATGCGATACGGTGAACCCATCGGTCCAGATCTATCGATGGTCAACGCACTTCGTAGGTACATCTCGTACCTCAATCAACGAAACGGTACTTCTTTGTACGTAAAGCTTCAAGGTCGTGGACCTCGTAAGGTCAACGGTCGAAAGTATTTTCAATCTCTTCCTCTAGAATTTGCAACAACCGCTGATGTTTATGTGTACGAACGGCATTAAGGAGAATTATGGCACTATGTAAAATTCCAAAAACAATCACCTTTTCACTATCTGACGAACAAAAGTCGCACATTCAGTCTATGACTGAAGACATCTATGCATGCCCCGTAAGATCGCGCGGAAGAAGTTTCGACGCGGTCTATAAGTCTGTTAAAAACGGCGCGATCATGGAGTACGCGTTGGTTGCACAAGGAGCGGTAAAGAACGACGCGACCTTCGATCATACCGATCCGCTCACGTACTGTTGGGATGTATTTTGGGATGGACTCAGGGCTGAAGTGAAGTGTTTTTACTTTGACGACACGATGTCGTGGGTAACTTTCCCAATGAAGTTTGTGCAGACCTTCATCAATACCACGAAGCGAGGAAAGAATCTCGTTGACATTATCATATTTGGGTATTATGATGAAACTCCAGAAGGAGTGATCACTGCGAAGTGGCGACTCATTGCCCCGAGCGATACGTTTGCGAGTAAACTCAAGAAGTGTAACCCTACATTCAAAAGCAGCTTTGACCCTTACACCGGTGAACCGAAGTACTTCTATTCACATCCGTCAGAGTCAAGAGCAATATTCATTAAGTGAGGTAATATGAAATACGACAAGGGTAAACCAAAGATCCATCTAGTTCCACCGGACGCAATCAATGCGATCGCAACCGTGTATGGTTTTGGTGCAGAGAAGTATGGTGAGAATAACTGGCGTAAGGACATCCACAAGTATCCTTACTCTCGACACTACTCTTCGATCATGCGTCACCTTCTCGCGTTTCATTCTGGTGAGGATCTTGACCCGGAGTCTGGTCTTCCGCACCTTGCTCACGCGATGACTCAGATGATGATCCTTTATATGACGACTCTGGAAGCTCCAGAGATGGATGACCGTTTCAAACCGGAGGTTAAAGATGCAGAAGGTAAGTGATGTTCGTGCAAAACTCATCCAGAGTTACAAGGATCAAGACTTCGTAATCGATAAGACCGGAGTCAAAACGATCGAACTGATCGGCGAGTCGTTCATCGCAGATGAAGACTGGATCATCCGCAAGCCGAACTACGAGTACATCGAGCGTGAACTCGAGTGGTACAAGTCTCAATCTTTGTATGTCAAAGATATTCCTGGTGAGACTCCGACTATCTGGAATCAAGTCGCATCGAAGAGTGGAAAGATCAACTCGAACTATGGACAACTTATCTGGTCGAGTGACAACTTCAACCAGTATCAAAACGTCCTTAACGAGTTGAAGAAGAACCAGAACAGTCGTCGAGCCGTGATGATCTACAACCGTCCCTCGATGCACTATGAGTATAACGTGAACGGTATGTCGGACTTCATCTGCACGTACGCAAACACGTTCATAATCCGTGACGACAAACTCATCAGTCACTATCTCATGCGTTCGAACGATGCGGTGTTTGGTTACGACAATGACGTTCATTGGGCAATGCATGTCCAGAAGAAGTTGGCTGCTGAGTTGGGTATCGAGTGCGGTAATATCATCTGGACAGCTACGAACCTTCACGTCTACGAACGTCACTTCAAGTTTATCGAGGAATTGATGGATGAGCATTAAGTGGGATCAGCGTTATCTCAAACTTGCACACGGTGTGGCTCAATGGTCGAAAGACCCATCAAGTAAGATCGGTGCAATAGCCGTTGGATCTAAGGGGCAAGTCCTGTCCCAAGGGTTCAACGGTTTTCCTCGTGGCCTAAATGATTACTCGCACAGGTTGGATGACCGCGAGACCAAATATAAGTACATTGTACATGCTGAAATGAATGTGATATATAATGCTACGTATAACGGTGTATCGTTAGATGGTGCAACTCTATACGTGTATGGCCTTCCAACGTGTTCAGAATGTGCAAAGGGTGTTATACAAGTCGGTATCGAACGAGTAGTTATGCCTAATATGGACATTCCGGATAAATGGAAAGAGTCGTGGCTATTAACTAAAAGCATGTTTGATGAGGCAGGCATTCGGTACGAGTTTATGGAATACAAACATGATTGAGATGACTAAATACTATGACGAGTATCTTCGCTATTATGAGATGGCATTAGATCAACAAATCAAGTGTAACACTGCTACTGAAGCTCCTTTCGGAATGATCGAACACGCCGACTCAGGCATGAACGATGACCTCATGGAAAAGGTTACACTCTACGACGTCGTTGAACGTAAACTTGCAGGCTTTTCGCAGATCGTTAACGATTGTTTCTATGGATGGACTCCTGATCATCCTTACTGGCCGAAGATGCAGGCCGGAAAACACACGTACCAACGAGAGGTCGTGGCAAAGGCTTGGACAGGCAAACACTCTGACTTCAGCCTTCCAGAATGGCTTTACATCTTTATCCTCCATCGTGTTTGTGGGTCTGCGATCAACTACGCGACTCAACCTTCCGGTTATCACAATACCATTCTGTTTAACCTACATCAGTCGAGAACCATCGAAGAGATGGCGGAGATGGTTACCACGTATCCATTCCCATTCTACACCTCGGTAGGTTATCAGTTCCCGGCGTTTCCAAAACCTCCGGCAGGTTCTCGGTACAAACGTGGTGGAGACTACTTCCTTGCAGAGTTTGCCCCTCGTCTTGCTCGAGAGTTGGCTGAATGGCTATGCATGACAGGAGAGAAGAAAGACCTTCGGGAGATCGGCGAGTGGATGTTTGAGTGGAACCGTAAGAACGGTCTTCGCGTCTATCAGTTCCAATACGCTGCGGTTCTTGCAGACATCGCTGACTGGTATCCACAATACGTAAACCTCGACAGCATGTTCTACTACGGAACAAACGCACGAGAGTGTATCTCCTACCTTGCGGTTCCTACGCAAAAGATGAGTCAGGACCAGTTCCTAGACAAAGTCATGGAACGGATCTATCTCGATACAAAGTCTGTTCCGTACAACGCAGAAGACGTCTGCTGTGACTTCATTCGTTGGGTTGAGAACTACATTCGACCGGGCGCGCACTACGATAGTCTAGACTTTGACTCTGTGTTCTCGAGTTGTAAGATTAAGGACCATCCGTTCGGCAGACAGAAAGCTATGTTGGATCTTGGGATCGTCAAGACCTTCAATGGAATGAAGGCACACCCGTCTGACGACAAGATCATCAAAGAGGCCGGTTTGACAATCGAAGAATACAAGAAATTAGTAGGAGCGCATTATGCCTCACAATAATCACGTTATGGATGGTATCAACAAAGACGCACAACTTTGGCCAGGATGCACCTACGAAGATGCAAAGGAATATTATCTTGACCTTGCGGCTGGATGGATTCCATACAACCCTGATCCGGTAGTAACCGTTCATGAGGGTGTTCGAGTTGTCCGTGATGACCTAATCGTTGGAACCAAGACTCGAGCCGGTGACCTGATCGCATCCAAAACCAACCACAAAACGTTTGTTTACTCTCAACCGAGAACCGGTCTTGCAGGTGTATCTATCCTAGACGTCGCAAGACATCATGACCGAGAAGTTGTTTTGTTTATGCCTGCATGTAAGGAAATCTCTCACCATCAGGCATGTTGCATCGAACAAGGCGCAAAGGTACACTTCAAACGAATCGCAGCGATGCCTAACCTGAACAAATACGCGAAGGAGTGGGCAGAGGAAAATGGTGCGTACTTCATTCCTTTGGGGCTGAGACACGAACTTTCAACGGCAGCAATCGTTCATGCAGCCAACACCATCGATCCTCCAGACGAGGTCTACGTTGCAATCTCGACCGGGGTTCTTTCTCGGGCTCTTCAGATCGCGTGGCCTAACGCAAAGTTTACCTGTGTGGCAGTTGCAAGAAACCTTAAGGAAGGCGAACTCGGTAGAGCAAGCGTAATATCCGAACCTTTGCCGTTTACGTCTCCTGAGCTTGAAAAGAACCTGCCCCCATTCCCATGCATCTCGACATACGACTCGAAGGTTTGGAAGTACATCCCAAAGAATAGCGGCAAAAATGTTCTCATGTGGAACGTCGGAAACGAACCGGTGTTGACAAATCCCGGTATATATAGTACAGTGAATTCTTACCGAGACTGGGAGAAAAATATAAAATGAGAGTTATCGTCCATTCGCCAATTGGACCCATGTCGAAAAACCTTGCGTCACATCGAGCTGCACAAGGCGTAATCTATGCAGACATGCTTCGTCAGACCGGCCTTGACGTTACGGTCAACATGTCTCTTGACTGCTATTACGCCGACATGAATGAGTTCGACGCGCTGTATGTGTATCACGGTAACGATTGGAACGGAAGCCTTAACCTGTTCGGCGGACTTCGTGAGTTTCAACACGTTCAAAACATCATCGACTTCTCGAAGTTCAAGGGTCCCGTGTATTCCTTGGTGATCCCGTCACCGGACTACGTCAGCCTTATCGAGTCGAAGATGAAGTCGATGATCGACAAAGGCGTTCAAAACGAGATCGATCCTCGTTGGTATCAGGTGGACTATAATAACTGGAAACGGATCCAAGCCGCCCCAGTGATTGATCCGAATACTCTGTACAAGTCGACGAAGGCCGCGATGGGCGATAGTCACGCTATTAGCATGTATCGTCCTGGTTGGTTGATCAACTCCGTTCCGTTTAAGACTTTGCATGGTGCTTTGTCCATGGGACTTGAGTCGTTTCTACCGATTCAGGGCCAAGAGTACACCGAGTTGGAATACTACTTCGGTAACATCGACATCCGACATCACCTGATGCGTCAGGAAAATCCTGAAGATGCGACTCGTCGGTTGGTCAAACAGTACTTTGACGCTGCCGGTGAAGTAGGCAAGAAGTACAACGCAAAGGTAAAGTTGTACGCACCACTTCCGATCGAAAACATCCGCCGTGCGGTTCCAAAGACCGGACACTACAAGGGAACCGCGTACTTCGGTTCGTGGTCAGAACGGAACAACATCCGTGACGTGTTCATCGATGAGGCTTTGAAGCAACAGACTTCAGACGTTTCGCTGTATCGTTGGAACGACCATATGCTCAACACTGAAGGCGAGATGGACTTCAAGTACATGGAACAACCCAAGTCTGTTCACCTGTCGCGCGAGCATTACCCCCACTGGCAGGGTAAGGAATACAACAAGTCTCTGACGAAGCAACTCAGTTTGTTGGACTTCATCGATGACTAAAATCACACATGCGACCATCATTCCTCTGATCGGTGGAGAGGCGATTGCTTCTCAGCAGGTGTTTCATTCAAGACCGGAATACATCCTTTCTTACAGCGTGTTCAAAGACAACGAAAAGCATCTTCTGAACTATTGGAACCACGAAGTCCCATACATCGTGCTAGACGAAGGTGGAAAGGCTCCTCATACTGTGGACGTCATGTCTTCCGTGTGCCCGTGCGGGGGACTCTCCATGCTTTCCGGAGATTACGGTGACGATAACGCCAACAACCAATGGATGATCAAAACCGCAGAGTACACCTTAGGCGTCGTTCGCCCTAAAGTCTTTTGGGGTGAAAACGCACCAGACTTCTCTGGACAAATCGGTAAGAACATCAGAGAAAGACTACGAAAGATCGGTAAAGACAACGGTTATACGATGAGCGTGTATCGTACCAAGTCGTTGTTTCATGGAGTTGCACAAGTCCGGGAAAGAACGTTCTACTTCTTTTGGAAGGGCGAAAAGACTCCGTTGTTGCACTACTTCAACAGGTCCTACCTCCCGATCGAAGACGTGATCCGTAACGTGTCGACGAACTTCCAACAGGATCCGATCAACAAGAACATCCCGTCAAAAAATCCATACTATCGATACATCTTGGAGGTGATCCACGGTGGCATTAGCCATGCCGAGTTTTCACGTCAGGTAGAGTCTGCATCTGTACGCACCGCAGATAGCTATGGTTACATCGAAAGATCCGGATGCGACTATAAAGACGTTGCAGTATGGATGAAAGAGAACGGGTTCGATGACGAGGTGGAAAAATGCATATATAGAGCCGACAAACTCGAAAGAGGTTTAGAGGTGATGCATAGAGGCGTTACGGTTCCAAAGGACAGGATCGGCGCATTCGTTGGACACTATCCGATGATGTTGACCCATCCTGACTTGGATCGGTTCATAACCTATCGTGAAGCCATGACCATCATGGGACTCCCGTCAGACTTTGAGTTGCTGAACCCGAACACGACCACGAGAAACCATATCTGCCAAAACGTGCCGGTACAAACCGCATTCGATATGGCGTCAGAGGTGCTCGCGGTGTTAACCAACAAACGTACCATGTTAGACGTAGACTATCTATTGCAACATAACGCGACCCAGTCTGAAGAGTACGAGACAACCGTTAGCACGTTGGACCAGTTCTTCACGTAAAGGTTGACATTTCTAACCATACGGTGTATAGTTACCATTCATAGCTCGAATAAAGTGATTGAAAGTTTTAAAATGAACAATGAGCAGTATAAATATAATGCAACCGAGACCGGTGCAGTTCGTGAAGGTCTCGGTATTCCCTACACTCGGCATATTCCACTTGAGGCGGTTGCTGCCGCTGCGGCATCATTCGAATACGGTGCCATGAAATATGCCGATCGTAACTGGGAAAAGGGCCTTCCTTGGCAGCAGATGATCGACAGTCTTAAGCGTCACATCGAAGACTTCGAGAGAGGTAGCGACTATGATGACGGTGAAGACGGTTCTGATCTACATCAGGTGTGTATGATCATGGCCTCGGCGATGATGTTGACCGCCTCAGTCGTACGTGGAATCGGTACCGACGATCGATTGCCTGCCGTTGATGAAAAGGCCTACACTGCAAAACAATGTGCGAAATTCATTCGAGGCCAACTCGATAATGCAAGACCAGTGAAAGGCAAATAATGGAAATCAAGATCAACGTAGAAGATCTTCAAAAGAAAAAGCTGTTCATCGCAACGCCGATGTACGGCGGGCAATGTGCCGGCATGTTCACCAAGTCTACCAACGACTTGGCTATGGCATGTACGAAGTATGGAATCGAGGTCCGATTCTATTACCTGTTTAACGAATCCCTTATCACAAGAGCACGTAACTATTGCGTGGATGAATTCCTGCGTAGCGACTGCACGCACATGTTGTTCATCGACTCTGACATAGGGTTCAACTTTAAAGACGTCTTCACGCTTCTTCATCTATGTGAACCGTCGACAGGATTTGACATCGTAACTGGTCCGTATCCGAAGAAGACCATCTCATGGGAAAAGGTCAAGTCCGCAGTTGACCAAGGCTTTGGTGCACAGAACCCGTTTGAGCTTGAGAACTTCGTTGGAGACTACGTGTTCAACGCTGCCGAAGGCATCACCGAGTTCCGTATCGACGAACCGGTAGAGATCCGTGAAGGTGGAACCGGGTTCATGATGATCCATCGGAACACCTTCGAAAAGTATGCAGAGGCATACCCAGAACTCAAGTATCTCCCTGACCACGTTCGTACCGAACACTTCGACGGTACTCGTGAGATCACTGCGTTCTTCGACACGATCATTGATCCCAAGTCAAAGAGATACCTATCTGAAGACTACATGTTTAGTCAGTATGCACGCGAAGCGGGTCTGAAGATCTGGATGTGCCCGTGGATGCAACTGAAACACGTCGGAAGTTACACGTTTGGCGGTTCTATGTCTGCTATGGCAGCAATTGCAGCTTCTCCCACCGCAAGCGCTGCATCGAATCAAAAAAACTATTTTACACCACCGCAAGATGATGTTAATATGAACAACACGCAACTCAACCGGCAGCAACGTCGCGCTGCCATGAAAAAAGGTAAATGATTATGAAATTTAGTGCTGAAACCCTTAGTGTTTTGAAGAACTTCTCCCAGGTAAATCCTGGAATCGTGTTTAAACCGGGATCGGTCGTTAAGACCATCCATCCGCAAAAGACCATCATGGCCTCTGCAACCGTCGCAGAGAACTTCCAGGCCGTGGCTCGCATCTACGACCTTTCGCGCTTCCTGGCAACCCTGTCGCTGTTTGATGATCCGGAAGTTGAGTTCACCGAAGATCGTTTCATTATCTCTTCTGGTAAGAACAAGGTGTCGTATACGTATGCAGCAGAAAGCATGGTCGTGTCCCCTCCGGATAAAGACATCAAGTTCCCTGACGCTGAAGCTACGGTCAACGTTAAGTGGAAAGAACTTGATACGGTTGCAAAGGCGGCAGGGGTTCTGAAACTTTCTGAGATCGCCTTCATCGGAAACGACGGAACAATCTCTCTGTCTGCCGTCGACTCAAAGAACCCCACCGCTGAC